TCAGAAGATTGATAAGCTGTAACTCCACCGCTAGTATATAAGTTTGCAACTTCATTAGTTGTAGTATTTGTAATTTTCAATGCTTTATTAGTTGCATCGTATTCTAATTTAATATTTCCAATAGAAATATATTTATCATTAGGTAAAACTATACTACCATTAACATCTGCTGTTCCATTAAAAGCATTACCCCAAAGGTTACGAGCAGTTATAAGTTGTAAAGACTTCTTAGCAGAACCATTCGTAAAGTAACCTTGTAGAGTAGTAATACTTGTTTTATTAGCAAATATATTAAAAGCATTATTTCCTTCAGCCTTTTTAGCTCTTGATACTTCATTTGAAATAGAAGTATTAATACCATCTATAATTCCACTTAACGTATCTGTTTGTGCAATATTAGCAAGGAAATTTACTATCTCATTCCACTTATTTATAATACCGTCAGCAGTTTCTTCATCAGTAGTTATTAAAGAATACCAACTATAAGCACTATCCCAATTTGTTACTTTAGTAGATGTAATTCCATCTAATACAGTTTTATTACTATGACTATGTTTTACTGCTACAGCACTATCCCAAGAACTTTGTTTGTTTGTTGTTGGAATAGAATACCCACTAGTAAAACTAATAGCAAATATGCCACTAGTTGTAATACTATTTGTTGCACAAGTTAAACCTGTAGGAAGTGTAAGTCCTACAGATGTTACAGTACCTTTATTTGTAGTATAACCTTTTGCATCTATTTCAGCTCTAGTATAATAATCAGCTAAAGATTGATGAGTAGTCAAATAACCTGCATCATTAGTAAGTTGACTTACCTTTGTGATTCTATCTGTAATATCTACCCATTTATGGTTATGAGCACTAGGTGTAAAAGTTGTTGGTTTACCAGTAATATTATTCCAAGAAAGATTAAGACCACCAAGTTCTGTAGTAATATTATCAATTCTATTACTTAAAGCTTTTACAGAATAAGCATTAGGAATTCTTGTTAAATCTGTATCTACATAATTTCCAGAAATAATATTAGCATATGATATTACAGTAGCGTTTAGTCCACCTCCACCCCCCGTAGAAGATGTGTATATTCCGTAAGCACTAACTCCACCTTGTACTCCAAGATGAGCTGTTTTATTACTACTAGCACTAACTATTTCAAGTATATTAGGGTCTCCACTCTTTGTTCTAAGAATTATATTACCAATTTGAAAAGAACCACCAGTATTGCTATCTCCAATAAATAAACCAGTTGGAAGATTATGACCATCTTCAACACCACCTAAAGATAGAACACTAAGTCTACTAAAGGTTTTCATTGGAGTAACATAAGTTATTTTATTAAAGTCTGTAGAACCTTGTTGAGGATTATGTAAATAGAACAATCTAACATAATAAAACATTGTTGCAATACTAGTACCTTGAAGAATAAAACTATTTGGGTCGCCATGTAATACACCATCAGTTCCCCAATAAATAGCACCACTAGCTAAATAACCACTACCATCATGTCTAAACAAACTTCTAGCATAATCTGTACCAGCTACTTTATTATTAAGTTGTTCATCTGTAAATATGTCTTTATCCACCATTGGACCACCAAACCAAGCAGCAATAGATGTTATGTCATAAGTATTTTTATCTACAATACCATCAGCATTAGCTTTTCCTTGAAGTCCACTAATACCAGCAGTAACAGGAGAAGAAGCATCAGAAGTTTGACGAAGTTGAAGTACATTAGTAACTACAAGACCACCATTTACTTCAGTTTTACCTTTAAATGCTTCTTTAAGATATTTGTATGAAGTAATATCAGTACCCATACCACTAAGCACATCAGCTTGACAAATAGCAAGATATTGTTTAACTGCTTTAATCTTCTCTTGAAGATTCTTATATTTAGTATTAGCTTCTCCTATATTAACTTTAGTTATTTCAGTATTAGCATCTATAAGTGTATTAATAAGGTTCTTATATTCAGTCCAAGCTGTATTCATAACAGTATTGGCTTCTTCCAACTTACCTTTATTAGCATTATCATTAGTAAGATATTTAGATTTAATAATATTATTAACTTGGTCTACAACAGCAGCAACTTCATTACTAGCTTGATTTAACAAGTCAGTAAGTCTAGCTTTCTCAGAAGAATCAAGTACTCCATCTTTAACAAACTCATTAAACTTATTATTAATACCAGGAATTGTTGTATTATTAATAGTATTAATCTTATCGTTTACTATATCAATAGCGCTAGTTAATTCAGCTTGACCAACATAACGAACTTTCTTTTTCCAATTAGTTTCATCAAAGTTTGTATTATTAGAAACAGCAGTAAGCATATCTCCTTTATAATACTTAACACCATTAACAGTAGCATCTTCAGGAAGAATCCAAAGGTCACGTTCTTTATAACCTTTACATATAACACCAGTTCCAGCTTTAGCATCAGCATAAGAATCTACAAATATAGAAGACTTACCATCTATAGTATCAAATACATCTTTAGGAATATCCATTTGTTCCCAAGCACTACCATTCCAATAATTAGTAGTACCATTAGTAGTATTATACCAAATGTCACCTTCGTGAGAAGCTTTATCTGTCCAATTAGTACTAGGGTCATCTACTTGATACCAAGTTTCAGCTTTACCATCAAGCTGACCTTTAATACCAGCAAGTTCTTCATTTATAGCAGCACTAAAATCAGCTAAATCTTTATCTTCAGATTTAACCCAATTAGTTCCATTATAAACCCAAGTTTCAGTTTTATCACCAACTTGTTTAATCCATAAATCACCTTTATCAAAAGGTTTAGTTGGGGTAGTATTAGAATAGAATATACGACGTTTACTATCAGCTAAGTCTCCAGCAGCTCCAGCTTTTTTATCAGCCTCGTTAGCAGCTTTCATAGCTTCATTAAAGTCAGCATCTTTTATTTGTACCCAAGCAGTACCAGTCCAACGATAAGAATGATTATTTTTAATATCATAAACTATATCGCCGATATGTTCTGAACGAATAGTTTCAGTATTCCAAGTATTAGCAGGAGCATTATCTACAGTAGGTTCATATTCTAGATACCAAACAATAATACTTTGGTCTTTTTGTTGCTTAACTTCATCAACAAGATTACTAAACTTAGTTTCGTATTCATTAGTCCACTTTTGAATAGTAGCAATAGCTTCAGAATAACGAGAAGCTAAAACCCAATCATTAGCATTGAAAGTTTCATTATCTGCAACAGCTCTAGCTATATCATTATTAAATTTACCTTCAAGAGTAGCATTAACCCACATATCACCAACTTTATAATTAGTAGGTTTAGTCTCACCATAGAATACTTTCATCTTACCGTCAGCTGTAGCTTGAGCATGATTAGCAGCTTCAAGTGCAGCAACAATATCGTTATCCTTAATACGATTCCAACGATAAGGATTAACATCATCATTATATTTAGTAAAACGATAAGCATAACCAGTAGTTTGGTCATAATACAAATCACCTATATGTATTTTCTTTAATTCGTTAGTATTCCAATCTATAGCAGGAAGATTATCAAGAGTAGGTACACCTTCATAAAACCAAGTTTCAATAGCACCATCAGCTTGATTCTGAAGGTCTTTAATTACTTGAGCATTATTAATAAGATTCTTTACAGTTTCTTCATCAACTCCACCATTTTCTTTAATATATTGGTTAAGGTCTTTATCTCCAATACTAGAACCTATTTCAAGATTAGCTTTAATATTAATCTTACCATTCTTATATTTAATATAAGTTTTAGGATTCTCACCTTTATCTCCAATATACATATCACCATATACATTGAAGAAAGCTTTACCGTTATAAACACCAAATTCTACATACTCTTTATTAAGTAAAGTATAATAATTTATTCCAGCATAAAGAGTAATACTAGGAGCATAATTATCAACAGCATTAAGAACTAAAGCTGTTTGACGTTGAGCATCATTTAATCTATGTCCTAATTGATTAAGAATATCTCCTGGAGCAGGAGTATCAGAACCAGAGTCAAAATCGATTTGACTTAAATCAACATAATGATACTTCTTACCATCAATATCTACAGTGTCAGAACTAACATTAACTACAAGTCTCCAAAGATAACTATTTTCTACTTTATGATAAGTACCTTTCTTAACATTGAAAGTTTTAGCTTGAGCTTGGTCACCAACTTTCCATTTATTATCTATTTCTTCACCATCTTGTTCACCAAGAAAATAACAACGATAAACTTCTTGATTAAGAGTTTCATTTACAAGATTACCTTCTTCATCTTCTACTTGAGAAATACTCCAAACATCAGTTTCTTCATTATGAGTAAATACTGGAGCATCAATTTTAATTCTATCTACATAAGCAACTCTAATACTACCGGCAGGAGAAATAACTAACTTACCACCAATAGTATCAACATTAAGTATTTGAAGAGTTTCAAATATAGCTTTAAGACGAACATAAAGATAATCTGTAGTAAGATGAGTTCTACCAGTTTGGTCTACAGACCAAGTACCTCCTGTATAAGCAGTAGGTTTACCAATAGTTAGTCCATTAAGAAAATCATATATTCCATTAATAACTTCATCGTTTAATTTCTTAGGATAAAGAGAATCACTCTTTAATGCAGAATAAACATTAGTGTTAGTAGGAACTTTATTACTAGTAGTAGTTATAATATCAACACCTTTACTATAACCACCACCAATAACACCATTATCAAGACGAGAAATAATATCTTGATTAATTTGAGCTTGAGAAAGTTTATATGCGTAATCCCACCAATTAGTTGTAGATTCAAATAGTCCATCGTTAACAATCTTATAAATCTCACTAATTGTAGGTTTACGAGTACCATCAATCTCTTGAATAGTTGCAGAAGAACTAATAGTTTCCTGGATTTCATTAATATCAGGAGTTACTGTAGTAGCTTTAACTACAACTTCTGTAGACTCTTGAGAAGGACTATTTGCGTCTATCTCATTAATAGCAGGAATTTTACTCATATTATTATTAATTATATTAGTAAAAGGAGGAGGACTTTCATGTCAAAATACTTAGTAACTTAAACCTCAATCAGGTTAATAATTTAGTTATATATGCCTCCTCCTTTATTTGTATTTTAGCTTATCAAACTTTGATATGAACATTGCCATATACCCACTTTATTTAACTTCTGAGCGTGCTTGATATACGTCCGTTATTAGTTAATCATAAATAAACCGAAAGTCGCTTAGAACGTAAATTTCAAAGAAATAAAAATCTTAAATAAAATTTTAACGTCTGCATTATACGTAAAACCCCCAAGACTAATCTCTAGCCTTGAGGGTCACGGACACACATCTAGCATCGCAAGAAGCAAGGGTATTTTATAATCGAATAATACCAGCAACTCTAAGTTGATTAAGTAGAGTGTTGACAACGCCAGCAAGACTTGCAACAGTTGCAGTTTCAGTATCAACATTTACTATGTTTGTAATAGCTTTAACTCCACCAAGAGTTGTCTTAGTAGCAGCAGGTAAAGTATACTCTGTAGGTTTAGCTAATGTAAACTCGTTAGCTTTAGTAACACCTCCATCAGTACTAATTTTGTATGTTACAGCATGACCTTCATCTGTTATAATAAAAGCATTACCTCCATCAGTAGGAAGCCAACTAGCTGTACCATAAGCATGATTAATACTGGTAAAAAATGTATGTTGAGTATCGCTAAGTTTAGCAATATTAGCAGCTTTAATTTCCTCGTCGACACCTACACCAAGTTCAATAATTTCATTAGCATTAACGAAGTCATTAACTTTAACTCCTAAATTACTAATATCAGCTTTTGCAGTACTAAGCTCTTTATCAATAGAATCAAATTTATTTTTTATTTCAGTTATATCAGCTCCACCTTCTCGATTAAGAACTTCTTTAAGAATGTTCTTATTATCAGCAGAAAGACATAAAGCATCAATAACTTTATTTATTTTTATCTTATCCATATCAATTTATTTTATTATCAATATTCTTATAATCATAACCAAACTTAGATAAGATTGGTTTAATAATCCAAGTCCAACTTACAGGAGCAAGTATAGAACTATTTACAACAAGTTTTACATCAACACCTATAGCATAATATATAATACTAACAATTACTATACTAAAAAGCAATGTAAGTTTCTTAATTGTTCTAGTTACATTACCACGACAAAGATAAATAAGTACAGTAACTAGTAAATAAGTTAAAACATTAACTATTATACAATAAGTAAAATCAAAACTATTTATTACTTGTTGTATTATTTGATTTATCGTTTCCATTATCATTATCTTTAATCGCTGCAAATATAGTTTTTTATTAGCAATATCAGCAGTAACTATATATTAATTAACACAATTAAAGCAGCCAATATTTATATTAATACTAGCTGCTTCAAATTATTAATGTTATCTACAATTATACCAATCAATTTGAATACCTTTACGACACATGTCTGCATACCAACGATTAAAAGCTATTCCATCATAACCATCAACATCATCTATTACATCTTTTACATATAGACATAAATGCAATCCATCAGGAACACTACTACCTAAGTAATCAGCTTTACACATATTAGCTACAAATACTGCATCATAAGGATTATCATTATTAGTTAAATGAACATTTGATTGTTTCATCATGTTATCTAACTGTTCTCTTGTTATAGGTTCAAGAGCTATTTCTGTTCCGTTACTATCTCTAGTAGTCATTTTACTAGTTGCAAACTCAACTAGTTTACGATTAAAATGTCTACCATTATAACGAAGATAAACAACCATATCTTCAGGAAGTTCATCATAAACATCAAAACCTTCTTTATACATAAGCTTAGTTATTATAAACGCCCCGTAGAAGGCATGGTTAGAGAAGACTTACCACTACACTCTTCTACGGGGCGGATTTCATATTAATAACGTCCATAACGACCACGCTCACGATGCCCATATTCTTCTCTTTCGTGATAACGTTCTTCATCGTCATAAGGATTACGACTTCTATACTGAGGATCATCGTCATAACGATTATCCCTTTCTTCATACTTATCAAGACACTCTTCAAGTTCTTGAATTTCCATCTTCATTAGTTTTAAAAGTTACTTCTTCAAATTTATTAGCTATTTGTTTATTTACATAGTCAATATAAAGATTAGCTCGTTTAGTATTACCTAAAGCGTGAGCAGCACAAGCAGCTTGGAATATATTCCAACAGTTAAACATTATACTACCATCACCTTTACAACCATAAGAACAATCATTAAGAATTGCTTCACCAGATTGACTAATGACAGTAAGTAATTTTATATATGTATCTTCCCATTCTTTAGGAATAGAAAGAACAATCATTTCTTCATCGTTCATAACAATCTAACTTTATTATTAAACTTAGCAATATCAAAACCTTTAATTTTATCAGAGTTATTAAGTACTGCTTTATACATACTAATAGTAGTAAGTTTAAGTACTTTATCTCTATTAACTATAAAACCTTGAGCAGCTAGATACTCAAGAGTTTTAACAACTCCTTCCTCTAACTTCTCAAGGTTATCTATAGTGTTATTTTTATCTATCATAAGAACATCTTATTAATAATTAAACATTTTGTTATTTATATATATAGAATATTCATTAGTAAGAATAAGTAATTTATTACTTATTTGACCAATTCTATTTATAGAATCTTGACCATCATAAATGATAGCAAGACATTCATTAGTTACAGCATCAATCCACTCTTCTTTTAGTTTAGTAGCTACACAAATTCCATCCAATTCATAAGCAGAGAAAACATTATAAAGTTTATAATACTCTGTACTAATCACTTTGAATAAGTTTTGTTTTATCAATACTTTATTCTGTTCAATATTGTTATGAATAATAATTTCGTGACAAGTATTAGCAACAGCCCATTTAAAACTATCAAAAGAAGTACAAATAGCATTCTTTACTTTATTTCGTTCTTTAGTCTCAGCATCTTGAAAAGCTTTGTCTAGGACACCATTAAGTTTAACTACGTTTTCGCTTACTTGCTTTACAGCAGCAGCCATTTCAACGATAGGTCTATTTCGGTCTTTAGCTTTAAACAAATCAACAAGCTTAATAATAAGAGTATAAGCAAGATAAACTCCACTACTAATAAGCACTGTAATATAAGAAGTATCTTTTATAGATTCAGCTATTATATCATTGATTTGATTAAATTCTTCCATAACGAAAATAAAAAGGAGAACCTCCCCGTAGAAGATGGATAGGTTCTCCTTGAACAATTAATACCTATTAAAATGCAAGAATAGTATCAAGCGTACCAGTAAGTGTAACATTGTTTGTAGGAACAACAATAGCTAACTCTTGAATAGGAGCTTCGTCACGAGTACGACCATACTTTCTTGGATACTTGAATTGGATTGAGTACATCTTGTAGTTTTTATCTTCTACTTCCATAGGATAACCTGGATAAATAGAAGCACCATCACGATATACATTAGAGAAGCCACGGTTCTGAGAACAGAAAGAAGCAAGGTTCTTTACATAAGCTGCATCAAGTGTTGGAGCTACAGCAGCAGTAATAGTAACATCAGTACCAACCAAATCATCAGCAGCAATAAGATTCCAACCTTGATAATTCTTCTTAGCTTCAATAGTAACTCTAGCAGCATCTACAGTTACTTTAAGACCATCAAGTTGCTCATTACCAGCTTCAATCATATTAGTGAATTGATCACCAAGTGACTTAGCCATAGCAGCAGCAGTAGTCTTATGTGAACCATTATCTGTAACAGTCCAAGAATAACGCTCATGCTTTTCAGTACCAAGCTTAATAAGCTGAAGAGTATAATCTTTACCTGCAACAGGCTCTGGAATAGTAATCTCTGCCTTAAACATTTTACCTGCTTGAGGAGTAGAAACTGTAACACGTGCAGAAGCAAAATCAATAGGAATTACAATCGCTTGACTATTAGGACGACCATAAGCAATACTAAAATCAGCAGCAGGAGCATAATAACGCCAATTAGCATCATCATCATTCTGCCATATACCAATAGTACCAGCAGCTACATTGGTCAAGTCTTGTGGATTACCAGTAGCAGCAAGAACTGCATCACTAGTACAAATAAATAATTGTCTCATTATTACTTAAATTATAAATTACGTTTAACTAACGAGAATTAGGCTCATAACCTTCGTCTCTAGCATTATTACGGACATTCTCACGTTGTTGTTGCTGTTGAGCACCTTGAGCACCTACAATACCGCCATTAAGAGCGGTACGATATAAATCAACAGCATGTTTAACAATATCAACGTGCATACTCTCAGGAAGTTCACAATCTACGTCTGTACCACCAATGTCTTCATTAAACTTAACAATACCAGGCTTACCAATATAAGATAAACGAATTTCGTTTACTTCAAGACCATCTCCAAACTTATAAGCAGCTGGTGTACTCTTTGTATTGGCATCAGGTTTATCAATGTAAAGTTCAATATTGTTATCATGGATAGTAGCAACAGGACTCCGAAGACTTGGAGCCATTACAAAATCATTAACAACATCAGCAAGATATTGGTCATCTACAAGACGAATTGGGAATATATTAGTAGTAAATGAACTACCACCATCAGCTTTAACATAATCAATGTTTAAATCTACAAGGAAGAAATATTCAATCTTAGTAGGTTTACCGTTATCTGCACTACCAGGAGTAGCATATACGTTATCACCTTTTTTAATTGTGCTATCTTTAGCTTCGCTAGCTATACCAAAATTATCAAGAGGAAGAACATAACTTGCAATGTAATTAGTCTTTGCAGTAGGAAGTTTAACTTTAGCTTTCCATACTTTATAAAGACTTTTAAGAGCATTAACTTGATTAAGCTTTGAGTTATCAGTGATTACTCTATCACTGGTAGAACCAATGTTTTGAACAATCACTTGATTTACTGTGTCCGAAATCGAGTTGTTCAGCAACAAGTCTATCTGTGAAGGCAGTATTGCTCTCACATTCTGCATACCCATTTGTTGGGCATAGTTTCTGAACATTTGGTGCATTTCAGCAGTAGTCATATCTTTATCAATTAAAAGAGTTTCAATTTGTTTTCCAACTTATTCTTTAGTCCATTATTGTCAGGGTTCTTAAAGAATGCAATAGCATCATTAATATTAGCACCAACAAACAGACCATCAGGAGTATTGATTTGTTGATTATACTCTGAACGAACAAGTTCACCTCTAGTAATAAGAATTTCTATAAATGCTTTATCAAGAAGATTCTTGTCAGTAACTATAGAATTAAACTTCTTAGGGTCTTCAGTAGCGAACTTCATAAGGTCATCAACTTGTTCAAGAGCAGTCTTATTAAGACCATCAGAAATGTTAAGACCATTAGTTCTACAATACTGAATATAAGCAGCACTAACTTTACTAGGTGAAGATTGAAGTTCAACAAGACGTTCAATAGCCTTCTTACGTTCAACAATAAGCTTAACCTTACGATTCTCTTCTTTAGCAACATCTTTAATAAAGAAACGAAGAGTAGCATTACTATTAATAAACGCTTCATCTTTAGCTACATCAGGATAGTTAAGACAATGACGCCAAATAATATATTCCTCTACGTTATCAGGCATACCATACTGGTACTTAGTTTGCTCAAGACGAGTAATAGCTTCATCACGTTTAACAGCAGCTTTATAAAGCTCTGCTTCATTAGAGCGGTCTACCTTTTCATAAGCTGCAAGAATTTTATCTTCCTCAGCTTTAACAGCGAGATAATCTCTTTTATGATTATAATGGAAAGAAATATTAAGTTCCTTATCTCCATCATTAACATCAAAGAAAATGTTATTAAGATAACCTTTAACTCTAGTAACGAAGTCTGGATGATTAGCAGCAATACCGATAATTTCTGGATAATAAGCAGCTAGCTCACCTTTATTACTCATAAGAATACGTACAGACTTAACAGAAGAACCTATAGTAGCTTTAGGCTTACCAAGAGCTTGCATATTAATTCTACGATAAGCAGAATAATTACGAACAGAAGAAATAACTACAGTCTTCTTTTCAAAATATGGAGCTTCAAGTTCTGCCTCAAGAGCAGCTTTTTCTTTAGCTTCTAATTCAGCTTGTGTCTGGTCTGCTGAAGGAGTTGAACCTTCAGCAGGAGTATTATTATTTCCGCTATTTGCAGGACTTCCCATTGGAATTTCAATTTTAATATCAGTCATAGCAATCAAATTTTAAAATATTAGAGTACACACTTGAGTTGGAAGAACTTAGTGTTACGGTCAACTTGAAGACCATAAGAATCCTTAACCTCATATCTAGATACGTCAATGTCTGTAGACAGAGTATTAGCAGGGAAACCACCCCATGATGCAGGAATTGGAGTAAGACCCTTAACAACTCCAGCAATATGCTCTTGACCCTTCATACGTACCTTACGAATATTATTATGACCATCATAAGAAGATGTATCAAGCATAAATGCTTGGTGAGAAGTCATTGGAAGACCAGTACGAGGATGGATATAACCATTGTCACGAGCATTGTCTGCAAATGTACCACGGTCAAGGAAACCAAGATGCTTAAGAGTAATCATGTGACCATCAACAGTCTTATACTGACGGAAGTAATTACCATAAGAAAGACCGCTCTTAGATTCACTAATCATCTTGTCACCAAGAGGAGTAATAAAACCATTATCACGAGCATCATTCTTAATAGCACGGTCAAAGTCTTCAACGAAACCCTTACCACAAGCAAGAACTACATCCATATTACCGGTATCAGTATTGCGATCAAGAATATCACCGATAGTACGATTCAACTTATTAAGAGTAAGTTCCTCTCCGTAAGTATCATAGTTACTTTCACGACAAATCTGTTGCATACCAGCAGTATGTGGAATAGGCTGACCATTGTCTTCATCAATAAGAGTAATCTCACCGTTTACAGTCTTATTATATTCTGCAAACCAAAGACGCTCTTCATTCATAACACGTTGCTGAAGCTCAAACTGACGCATCTCCTCATTCATCCAAAGATTAGTAGTACCACCACCACTAGTCTTAAACTCATAAGTAACAACAGTATTACTAATGTTACCAGCAATCTCTTTACTATAACGATGGAACTCAAGTTGAGAAGTCATCTTACCAGGTCCCATAGTATTAGTACGATTACCCTTTGAGAAAGACTCTGGAATAGTAGGAGCAGTCAAAGACCAAAACATACCTACACCAAGATTCTGAGCTACATTAACGTAAGCATTTGGATTAGGATTTGTAATACGAAGACGATACAAATAACCACCATGAGAACCATGACCAAGGTCTTTCATAATACGAACTTGAGTTACACCATCAGGAGCAATCAAACCATATTGCTCAATGAACCAGTGTGTCTTAAACTCAACTTCAAAAGTAGCACCACCTTTACCAGGAGTAGTATTAGCAGTGTTAAACCAAAGTACAGAATCATTGAACTTCATACGACCCATAGTCTTCCAAGTCCAATCAGTAGTAGTAATATCTACTACACCAGCAGTACCTTGTCCTTCTGTAAGGAAATTAAGTGGGAATCTATCATCATCCATACCAAAAGTATAGGTGAGCATAGAATTAATCTCACTAGGTTTGGTAAGCATAAGATGAGCAATAGTTTCTTCATTAGAATAACCACGGTCATCATAGTTACCACGTTGCACTTCACGAATTGCGTACATAGTTATTAATTAATTAATTAAACATTTAGCTAAATTGAATATTATCAATAGCTTTATTATTATTAGTTTGTGGCTTAGTAATTCGTACAGCACCATGACCTTTATTTCCTTTGGCAACAAGCTTTAAAGTTTTAACCTGCTCATTATTAATAGCCATTTTAACAAGGTCTTTATAAGTTCCACCTGTGAACATTAACCAAGCACTAAGTAATTCTTGATTAGTAGCTTCCTCTGGAGATTGATTAGCAAGAGCACGCTCATAAGCAGTAGCAATATTGCCATTTTCATCTTTAATACCACGAGAAAGATAATCATAGAAATCATTTGGAGTAACAGTAATTTTCTGTCCATTAACTTCTTTAACAAGAGATTCAGGAAGTTTATATCCTCCAATTTCACGTTTATCAATAGTATCTTTAATACCTTTCCAATAAGCAATAGTTTCAGCTTCTTGTTTTTGACGATAAGCTTCAGCTTGTTTAGCTTCATCTTCATCGCGTTGTTTATCAGCATTCTGAAGATTAGCAAGCTGGGCTTTAGCTTCATCGTAAAGACCACCAGAATCTTTAAGATACTTAATGTAATTATCATTAAGAGAAGCATTACCAAATTCTCTAGCAGCAGCTTTAATAATAGCAATCTGTTGCTCTTCAGACTTCTCATCAACAGTAATACCTGAACGGTCAGGACGTTCACCAAAACCACGAGGATTACCACCATTTACAGTAAGATAATCAACAAACTGCTTGAGAATAGGATTGTCAACAAATACTTTATTAACAGCAGCAGCAGCTACTTCATTAGATTTAAGTTCAATAGCAGAATTAATGTAACTCTTAATACCTTCAATGTCGTCAGTAAATTCAACTGGATTACCATTCTCATCAGTAATATCAATATTCATAGCTTTACGAATATTTTCAATATTTACCTCAGCTCCAGGTTCATCAACTTCAAGTGATTTAATCCACTCGTCAACATCTTTAGCTTCTTTAAAAACTTTACCATCTGCATCTACAAGGTCTCCATTCTCAGCAACAGTATACTTTTTGCCTTCAAACTCGACATTTGTACCTACCTCAAGACCCCCCGTAGAAGAGTTGGATGGATTGTCTTTGTTATTATCCTTATTATCAGGATTATTATTGGCATTATTAGGCTCAGGATTATTTTTATCATTTCCATTACCTTCTTTACCTTTACCATCTTTATTATCACCAGAGCCATTACCACCGTCATTATTATTATCAGTGCCGCCTCCGTTACCTTGGTTATTATTGGCGTTAGTACTACTACCATTACCACCGCCATTTCCAAAATCAATATTATCAAGTTCAACCATCAAACGATGATGCTGACCGAACCCAATACTATTACGAAATACAAACATAGCTTTATAATTTAAATGATTAATAATACACTAACACTTGTTAGTTGCTGCAAAAGTAATACCTTTATTTATAGTATGAAGAAAAGCATAAGTTATTTAACTATCATTATTAGAAGTTTCAGCAAACTGATTATTAGTAGAATAAAGGTTATTAATGTCATCAGTTTGAGCATAAGTTTCTTATGCAACTCCAGCACTTTAACCTATTGTTTGTGTGCGTTCTCAAGTGGCTTTGTTTGTTGCAAACATTCGAGTACATGCAATTTCCTTAACGTACAATCAATCCAATCTAAGTGGCTTATAAGTTAATCAGCTATTTATAGATAGCGTCTCAGAATTGAATTTAAAATATTAAATAAAATTTTATCACGTAAAATAAAAGGAGTAATACTCTCACGAGCACTACTCCTACACATAATATAATCAACAAAACAAGTAATTTATTTCTTATCGTACTTATTCTTATTTGTCTTTGCTATCTTTAATTGATTAGCCATTTCTTCTCTCTTTACTTGACGGTCAGCAGCTTTATTGTAAGCATCCATAGCAAGCTTTTGTCTTTCAAGTTGAAGTTTAGCAGCTTCACTAGCTTTCTTACTTTCTTCTTGAATACGAGCTAATTGAGTTTTAGCATATTCATCATTTTGAGGATTTGTATCACCAAGTAAAGCTATATCACCTTTAGCATATTCAAGCTGTAAATCATATTGTGCTTTAAGAGCAAGTGTTTCTCTATCTTGTTCACCTTTAGCAGCAATCTTTTGTAACTCAAGTTGATTAGCTTGTTCTTGAATAGCTTGGTCCATTTGTTTCATTTGTTCTTCATGTTGTTGCTTTATCTGACTAAACTTCTTAACAGCATCACTAATAGCAGCAACATTATCTCCAGTAATAGCAGCAAGAGCAGAATCCAAATCTCCATTCTGTGCAGCACTAAATGCCCATTGTTTTAATTGCTGAATCTTATCCATTTCCTTAGCATTGTTTCTAACAGTAGTACTAAGTTCAGAACCAACAAATGAATTTACATCAAGACTAAGATAATGTTTCTTACCGGTTGTTTTATCAATATAAGATGTTTCTAGACCTTCAATATAAGCACATTTAGCAAAGTCTAAATCTCTATTATAATCAGCACATCTCATTTGGTCAAACATTTGGAATATTATAACAGAACCAGTACTTGATTGTGCAACAGCAGTTTGAGTAGTAGAAGCTCCAGCAGATTGAGCAATCTGTCCATAACGTTGAGCATTCATATCAACAAGTTCACGAGCTTCAAGTTTAATAGCTTCTTTTAGATTACTAAGTTCTGTAATATATTGACCTATATTTACATTAAGTAATCTAATGTTTTGCATCTTAACTCCTGCTGCATCTTCTTCATCATCAATAGGAAGTACACCATCAGCAGCCATTCTATATATAGCATCTTCTGTGTCATTAGCTACAAGAGATTTAGGCAAAAGCATAATAAGCATTTTGTTCTTTGCTATTACCATTTCTTGATGATAAGAAACTATATTACGAAATACTTGGAAAGGAGTAATAGTTTCAATGATACTAAACTTACCAAAATAAGGAAGTACTTCCATAATACCATTATAAGGAAGTTTACCTTTACGTTCATAAAGTATAGGTCTAGCTTTAACAGGATAGATACCAGTAAATCTAGTTCCTATTCTATAACCTTCATAAACTTGAGGTTTATATTCCCATTCAATACTAATATCACCAGCTTCTTTATTCAACTCATAATCTTCTTCTACAACTCTTTGCTCCTGAAAACCAAGTTGATTTACAAAAGTAAGAATACCTTGACGAGCAAAACCTTTCCAAACTACATGCCAAATTTCATAAAGATTGCCATTACGAGCACTAGGATGTTCATCTTTAGTTCTAAATAGTCTACGTTCTTCATCAGTAAACTTATCACAAACATTAGCATAATGCTCAAAATATTGGTCATATCTTAAAGGAACAGTCTTTGTAGCATAAGCTGCATCATTATAATATTTATCAAGAAATGCCCTATCGTTATCATCAAGATAATCATCAAAAGCATCAAGAATTTGATTATAACTCATCTTCATCTTTCTAGCAAACATATCATGGTCTTCAATCATATATTCACTATTAGGAATAGGATAAGCTTCCATCAAAGGAATACATTCTTTAATAATTTTATCTCCTCTAAGTTCAGTATATGTATAACATTCACCAAAAGCACAATAATTAAAGAATGCAGTAAGATAAATATTAAGGTCATTAGTAATATCTCTAATATAATTAAGAATATCTTGACCTTGCTTACTTTCTTTATCTATATACTCCTGGTTGAAGTTGTGCATAAATTCCTCTGGGTCAGGCATAACATCTTGAGGATTTATAGCTTCTATAGATTGACCTTGACCTTCAGCTTGTTGAACAGCAGCCTGATAACGTTTTTGAAACTCTTTTTGAAATGCTTGTTGAGCAGCTTCCATAACTTTTTGTTTAAGAGCAGCATTTCTATTAAATACTATATCAGGATTATTAGCTCCTACAACAAAATCATGAGGATTTTTAAAATACTCTCCTATATATCTACGTATAATATCAGACATAATATCATAATTACGTAGAGTAGCAGGAAAATTCTTAAAACGTTCTTTACTAGCATTATAAGGATTAAGAGTTTTTCTATAAAACTCTTGAGGTAATTCACCATGTAGAATACGAATTTTAGTTTCAGTATCACTACGATCATTCATACTAATTCCTAAACCAATAATATAATCGATACTATTAGTATACCAATAAGGCTTTGCTTTCTCTTCAGCACTAACCTTTTGTTTAGGAAATTGATAAGTTAAATTGTTATTAAACATACGTATATTTATTTAGTTAACTAATTATTAAACGAACCAATCTCTATTAAATATATTATCATTATAATTTTCAATAGTAGCTTTCTTACGATGAGCAAGTTCTTTAGCAGCTTCTACATCATCAAGTTTCCATTGGAGTGCATGTATCAACATTTCAGATACTCTATCAAAGTTACCTTTATCATTCCATTTAAGAAGTTCAAGTATAGTTTGATAATCATAAATAGTCTGAAAGAAATAAAGAGGTGTACCATCAAGTTTTTTACCAACTTCACTATACAACATTTCTTTAAGTAATCGAAGTCCTTCAAGAACTTTAGTAGTACCTTGACCACTACCACCACCCATATTTACACCATAAGATGCAGTAACTTTAGCTTTAATAGAACTATCCCAAAGTTCTACTGGGTCTTTCATTAAGTACTTTAAAGCTTTCCATTTAGTGAAATTACTAACAGTTTCACCACGGTTAACCTCAACACCAGTAGTACCAATACAATTATAATAAACAGCCATAAAGTAACATATTCTATCAGCTTCTTCAAGTTTCTCAGGACGACCATAATATGCACATACTACTTTACCTTTAAAGCCATTATATTGTGTAGGGTTCTCCCAAACTTTAATACTATTATGAGAATGTTTATTAGTGATACCACTAGTTTCTTTATTTACACCTACAGGGTCATAACTTATAGAATATTGACCTTTTGGAATACCAACTTCATATTTACCATTTTCATTAACATGATTAACTCTAATAGGTTCAAACCATTTACGAACACAACCATGTGGATGTTCATGTTGTTTACGAGGTACACCTTGAATCCAATCAAAGAAATCTTTATTAAACTTACCTCCTTCTGCTTTAATACGAGCATTAGTTTTAAATATTACTTTACCATCAGCATCTTCAAAGAACATACCATCATCAGATATATTAGTATAAGCTGGGTCATTTTTAAGTACTTCTTCCCAATTCATTAAAGCTTCAGAACTAAATAAGTTTTCACTAGTAGAACTAAATGATTCACTAGGCATATTAGCATACTGACCTAAGTAATTAATATAGTCACTAAAAGTTTTACTATGAACTTTCTTATCAGTACGTTCTTTATAAGCAATTCTAAGACCCATTTCAATGTCAGAATTACCATCAGCATCCATAGCATATCTATCACCAATCTGACCTTGAAGACCCCAACAATAAGGTTTAAAATAACCACAAACTTCATTACGAGAATCTTTATCCCAAACATTCTCAAAAGCTATAAAATGAAAAGCAGATGGATTATAGAAATTACGTTCAAATGTTTGCATGTTACCACTAGTAGCAGTACCCCAAGCAAATAAGTTACCTGTAACATAACTACCAGTACGCATAGCAGGCTCAGTAACATTCATGTACTCATCGAAGTTTTCCATAGTAGAAACCTCCTCAGTCTTAACACTAACAGCATCCTTACCAATAGCACAATCAGGATTATTATTAGCAGAAGCACTAAACAGAGCACTATTCCAACTATTTGGACTAATGTCACCATTAGGAAGTTTAAAGCCTAGAGTAAAGTTTTCAGCAGCACGAGAAAGAATACCACGTTTAAAGAAAGTCTTATTCTCATAAAAATAAAGATTACGAATAGTAAAATCAGTAAGACCACCACGCTTAGTAAGATACTTACTATCAGCAGCAACATGAATACAAACTTTATTAGGTTGAAGATTTATCTTATTGGCACTATGACTAGCCATAATATAAGAGAAACCACCACGACGAGTTTTATCGATAAGAAGATGAAAACCATTAAGTTCACAAAACTCTATAATAGCAAATGTCCAAAACTGAGCATCTATAAACTTAGGAAAGTCTTGTTTCTTCTTAGCAACAGAACCTTTATCAGTATGAATAATAGTCTTTTCATCAAGCTGTTCAATAATAGTATAATTCAAATAATTATACATATCTCCACTAATATGAAGATTACGAACTTCACCATTACGCATAAAACATGGAGCATCAAATCCATGTTTACGTCTATACTCTTCTCTTTTACGTAATTGACGATGAGGAATACTATCTTCTTTAAATAAAGTATATTTCTCACCATTTATATGATATAGAGAAGCCATTTCAGTAAGGAGATTAGTATTAACAAACTTATCTCCTTTACGTATATCAAGAAGAAAGCCACCACTTTCTCCAATCATAAACAAATCATTAGGGTCTTTATAACCTGCTTCTCTAGCATGTTTATATTGTCCATGATTATCGTTTATATATTGAAGAAAAGGGTAGCTTTCAATATACTTTTCTACAGTATGATTATCACTCATTTTATTAAACTTAAAATTAGTAATATAATAGCACCAGCAGCACTACAACAAGCAACATTACGTTGTTTTGTTACTTTCTTACATGACCTATCCAATAGTATATATCTTTGTCTAGCTTGTTCTGCAAGAATACTATCATTTCTAATAATTTGTCGAAGATTCTTATTAATATCTTTTTCATAACTTAATTCTATTAGTTTAGCATTAGCTTTACGAATATCACTAATTGCTATAGTTACACTATCTTGTTCTATCCTCCCCGTAGAAGATGTTAATGATTTACTTGATGAGCTTATAGAATAACTTAACAGTACTATCATTATCAAGAGTTTTAACTTCAATAACTTTTGCATTTTTAATACTATCTAAATTATCAACTTCAATTCTTAAACTATCATTATGTTTCTGTATTTCAACATTAGGTTCAATAATATTATTATTCTTTCTATGATAATAACTTCCAATAATTATAGAAGCAATAAGAACAAATGTAAAAACAAATAATATTACACAACCTTTACCAGCTTCATTACTAAAACTATCCATTATAAATCCTCTTCATTAATTAAAGTATAAGTAAATAGTTTACCATATCCTTGACTAATTTGTCTATGAGCAAGTTTCATAAGAGTATCAAAATCTTCTTTATTAGCAAGAACTTGACAACCAGCAGACCAATTATCAACTTGAGTAGAATGTGTTCCTGCTTTATGAATATTGATACCAAATGTACCTTCTTCTATAGTCTTTGGATTAAAATCATAAACAGCATCTTTATTATTATCTCTATAAACTTTTACAGGTTTATATTGAACAATAGCTTCATACTTACCTTTATGATAACCAAGTTTCCAAGCAGAACGATATTGACCAGGAACAAGTATAGCACAACCTTTATAACTTACAGGTTTAGTCATACTAGTAATACCAGGTTCAGTAGTAGCAGCAAATATATTTCTAGATTTGATACCATACATATCAATATACTCTACTACAATAACATCATCAAATTTATTAGTAACGTTATTGCCAGCATTTCTAATACCAATAATATTAAGATTATACTTACCTTTATTAAAATAGGCATATCCTTTATTGACGAGTATTTTGCTGAAATCAGCTTTACTTACTTTATTAAATAATTTTTCATTCATATCTTATTATTTTAATACACCAAATACATAAAATGTTTCAATTTCTGGAACACCTTTACAAACATACTTAATATTACTAACTTCTTCAATATGAAGAACTCTAGTATTAATTCGTCTTCGTCTTGTCATATTACCATTGTATTTCAGTTTGTGGAGTTAGTAAACCTTGTTTATTAAGTTTAATTCTTCTATCTTGAAACATAGCATCTATTTCATTACGAATATAATTAATCTTAAACCAAGTAACAACTTCCTTACCTTCTTTATCAATCTTATACATACCATGAACATCACGATAAGGCATACCATATTTATTCTTTTCAAAAGGAGTTTGAATATGACAAAGACCTAGACCAACACAAGGAATACCTAATATCATTTCAGTCATTCTAGCATAAGTAGATAATTGCATAGTATAATGATTACCGTTACAATTTTCTAGATGAGCAAAAGGAGGTAACATAAACTCATGAGTATTACACCATTCACTAGTAAGTTGAACAGGTTTAGTAGTTTTATCTTTACGATAAAAACCACTAGTAAAATGAAGACCATCTTTATTAGTTTTCCAATCAAGAATAACAAATCTATCAGGTCTCACACAAAGAACATCTATAGTACCACTAAGAAGTAATTCTGGAACAAATACTCCAATTTCAGAATAAATAGTATATCCTTTATCTATATAATATTGAAATACTTGATATATTTCAGGATACTTATTATTAGTAGCTTCTTTAAATTGTTCTATATCTAGAGGATAAGCTGTAAGATTAGGAATATCAGCTACAGTTATACATCTACCACTTTTAACTTGATTAAGATATTGAATAGCATCTTTAAACATACTACTTCCTTTGATACCATCTTCAAGTCCATTATGTGTAGCTGTACCACGTTCACAAGCTTCTTTAGTTATTCTTTCCCATTCAGCTTCAAGTTTACGTTCACTAATACCACGTTCTTTAGCTTTCTTTCTAAGCCAATACTTCTTATCAAACTTAGGACAGTAATTTTCTATATTAGTAGTTACACTAAGATATTCATTACCTAAAGAATCGGTATATTTATGTGGACCTTCATCAAAATAAAGAAAGTTATTTTCATAAATACTATTCATAACTTAAACAATATAATGTTAAACATAATCAGCAGCATTCATACTACTAGTAATAGCACCACCACCTCTAGCTTTTTCAGACTCTTTTTCGTACATAAGATTTTCTTTAGCTTCATTCAAAGATTTTAAAGTCTTAGGAATTTCAGATGCTTTAGCAGTAACTTTATCTACTAAATCTAAAAGAGTACTTACATTCTCTATAGTTAAATTAGCTCTATCTCTAAGCTTTTCGTTAAGCAAAGCATTAATAGAATCAACTGCAATATTTACATTATGTAGAGTTTTAAGAAGATTCTCAACAACTCTACCAGCTTCTCCTATATTTTGAGCATAATATCTTTTAATTATCTTCAAAACAAGAGCACTAGGTATATAATTAGCTGGAAGACCAGCTTGTTCTATAGCCATTTTAAGAGCTTCAGCATCACTTAAACCACTTTGTTTTGCAGGAGACTTAGGGTCTCCAAGATAATAAATAACTATACAGTCTTTTACATAACCAGACTTATCTTTAGACTTATCTCTAGTATAAAGCTCTCTAACGTCTTTATCTATTAATTGACGAATAGTTGGAGCTTCAGGCATACCATTTTCATCAATAAGTAAAAGATTATCTATTATTAATCTATCTCGTTGCATGGTTCAGAATAATTTAAACAACCTAAACAATAAAACCTAATATTAGCATAATATTTGCCACGAAGTTCAACACATTTCCAATAAGTTTTACCATTCTTATTAGCCATACGTGCAACTTGATAATTATACACTTTTGCTTTATTGTCTCTAATAACAGCTTCTCTCATCATTGCAGCCTTAAAATTTTCAAAGTTTTCAGGACTCATAACTTCTTTAGCTGCATCTAGAGTTTCTTTGTTTTCAGCATAAGCTTTTGAACCAGCTTTTCTTTTAATCTTACCAAGATAAGGAATAGCAGTAACTTCATCAGCTTCTAAATGACGTTGAGCATCTTTTTCAAGTTGAACTAGAATCATCATGGCAACATCCTTATCTATAATATTATCATCTATAGTTTTAAGTATAGATGCTTTATTTTCAATAAGAACTTGTTTACCAGTAGAACTAGGAAATTTACCTTCTTCTAAACCTTCATCGTTTATTTTATATTTCATATTAGTAATATTATTAACACTATAATATGAAGCTTTGGGAGCATAAGCCCCCTTAGCTTTTTAAGCCTCCCCGTAGAAGATGTTCAATGTAGAATTACTTACCCATATTAGTTTCTCCAGCATCAGGAGCAATATAATATTGACTAACAGGAACATACTTTCCTACAGAACCATGAATATTACAAACTGGAACAATCTTAAAATCTACGAAATAAGTAGGAACTCCAATACCCATAAGTTTCTTATTTAAATCATCATTAGTTTGAAGAAGATTAAGTAAGAAACCAGGAGTAAGAGGATTAGCAGGAGAATTAACATGATGTCCCATAGCAATATCGCTAGGAGAAATAACTATAGTTTCACCAAGTTTAATGGCTTTAATAAACTCATCATCAGTATTACTCTTAATCATAACAGCAACACCACTAACACTTGCATTCTTGTTCTGCTTACTAACACTTACAATAGTAATAGGACGCTCTTTAAATACAACTGCAATAAGAGCATAATCCTTACTAACATTAACATGCTTAACGCAATCAGCAATTACATTCATGTTAATTTCACTCATACTAGTAGGCATACGAAAGGTCTGATTAAGACCAAGATAATTAACTTTTAAATCAACCATAACTTTATATTTTAAATTAATACTTTGAATAGTGTCCGTACTATTAAGTTATTTCAGCCTACAGAACTTAACTTAGTAAATAGTAATACTGTAGGTGCTAGAAATACTGCTGCAAATATAGATAATAATAATAAAAGTAATAATAGTATTAGTAATAAATTATAATTAGTTAAACGGAATTAACTAAATTTGATAATTATCAGCACGATTAATAAGTAAAGTAGTAGTAAAATCAATGTGATAATTAATTAAAAGTAATGGTGATGATAATGATAAAAATGAAACAAGTAGTAGTAATAAAGAAACTATGAAACAAGTAAGTATAGTAATGATAAAGTAAAAGTATAAAGAAATTAAAGTAAAGCAAATGATTATAATAATAGAGTAAAAGTAAATGATAATATAATCTATGATAATAAAAATAATGATAAAGATTATGTTAGTGAAACTAATAATGAATAGTATAGAGTAAAAGTAGAAGATGTTAGTGAAAGTAGGGGTAGAAAATTATATAAATAACTATGAGCAAGGAGGTATGTAGTTAGACCCCCACCCTCATAAAGACAATATTAATACCCCCGCCTATCAAGCAGGAAATTCAAACTTTTGACTACAAGAAAGAATCAATTTTCAACAACAAGAAAAGAAACAAGTCTTGGCATGGAACGGGTTCATGCTCTAGCTTAGGCTAGTTTTATTAATTTAAAACAATAGAGTTATGAAAACTATTAAAGTAAATCTCAGAGTTCAGAACGTACGTACTTTCACTAATGCAGAAGGTCGTCAGTACATCAATCTCATTACTGTTGAGCATTTTCCAAAGCGTAAAGCTGATGAAAATACTGGAGAGTATGTTGAGACTACTACAAACGAGCTAATACTGTCATTAAAGCAGTTCATGCACGTAGTGTACTTGACTCCAAACTTCTTGCAGGTGTACTTCAAGGACTTCGACAGAAAGGAATATACTGTTACTCCTGATGGAGTTTGGTATAGTCTGTTGCTTGGTGCAACTCTTTCTGTTACCATTGAGCGATATGAAGATGGTGATGTCTTCGTGAATGAAATCAGTGGTGAAGAAGAGGCTAGTGATGGTGTTAGTTACCATACTAGACTGAATACTATCAAGCTTGCTGCTTGTGGTAGAAAGTTTGCTCTTCGCAAAGAAGATGATTACGATGCTGTAGAACAGACTATTCTTGAGCTTCAAGGTGTCAAACCTGAAGTACACAAGTTTGTTATTCCAGCTGAGAAAGAATCTGAGAAAGAAGCTGAGAAACCAGCTGAGTAATGAAATGCAAGAGTGGGAGAGAAATCTCCTGCTCTTGTTACTCATTGTACTTTTGACTACAAGAACAACTCAAGTTGACTACAATAAAGTAACAAGAGTTGACAACAAAAAAGAAACAAATTCTGAGTATAAAATTAGAATACTTATAAGACTTTTTATAAGCTTTATAAGACCTCTTTTATTGATATTGCAAACGATAATGAATGTATAATTTAAATTATAGGAGAACCATATTATGGATAAAACAATGATTTTAGCTATTTTAGTAGCTTATAAGGCTTTTAATGATAAAAGTCTTAGTATTAGAGTTAATGAAGGTGAAGGTGAATATGTAGCTAATAAAGCTATCATTGACAATATTGATGGCGATAATATTAGTGTTTCATCTTGGACTAATAGTGGTGTCTATGGTAAAACTATTAATATTAATGATATTACTGGTATTCAGTTTCAATAATATGAGTGTTAGTGATATTGATTATGAGGATATTTATGATAATATAAATGATTATGAATATCCTTATAATCATATAAATAAAGGTGAACTTTAATAAGTTCACCTTTAAGAGTTTAAGCAATGATGACCCTATTCTTATCATCAAAACAAGCTTGTTCACCATCATATAACTCATTGTATATCTCTATAAATTCATCATAACTACCTCTAAATAGTACATTATGATTTATAAGATATACTTTAGCTATATTGGTTTTAACTATTATTTGATTAGGAATAGCAAGTAGTTCAGTAAATAAGTGTTTTGTACGTGATAAACTAAGATGTAAATCATTAGATATTTGTTCATAATCAGCTACAAATACATTACTATTATAATCTAAGTGACAAGATATATAAATAAGTAGAACTACTTGTTGTGGATTTAAATCTTCTATATAAATCCAAAAATCATCATTTACTGTGTGATAACTTTTTCTCTTAATCTTTCCTAGTTTGTTTAGAAGTATTTGACCTTTTAAACCTTCATATATTTCTTCACTATCTTTATTACGATTAGTATTAAGAGTAAAAATAGTTTTAATAACTTTGCTAGCAGCTTTATCATAATTCTCACTAGCTTTGTTAATATACCTACGCTTATTAGCGTTCATCTTAGGATTAGCTATTTCTATTAACTTATCCTCTACTTTCATATAGTATTTTTGATTCATAATTGTTATTTTATGTCTTATTTCGATATTACAAAGATAATAAAAAATGTCGAAATCTGGCATTAATAACTGTTAAAATGTCGGAATCCAGCATTTTTTGGCTATTTTAGAGTACCAAAATGTCGGAATCCAACATTGCTAATTTAGCTAACTAATTAACTATCAAATACTTATGAAATTTCCTATATCTTATATAGATATACATATATAATATAATTAATAATGGAGTAACAGATGCTTCACTATTTGTTGCACAAATAGTTCGTACTGCGAATGAAATGAGTAGTACAGATAATGCTACATCTACTAATAAATAAAGTAATAATTAAACAAATAAAGATATGAATAAACAATTAGTACAAGATATTATTAAAGCAGGTAATAAAGCTATGAATAGTGTACCTGTAAAGTATGTTGTTAAAACTAAAGATGATAAGTATTATTGTTATGATGGACTTTATTATGATGATGATCATGTAGAGTTTACTGATGATTATGATGATAATATAAATTTATCTTATGAAGATATTGTTGATATTAGAATAGGTGAGATTTAGAATGTAATTCAATGTGTAACTGAAGGTGAGAAAGTTAAAGATAATGCTGCTGAAACAGTCCCACTTTCTCATCTTCTAATTACTTCTACAATTACTCTTTATCTTCCTACTCGTGTTCCTTATAATAATAATATAAATAACGCTATTAATGTTACTACTATAACTTATACTACTCATACTGTATCTCTTATACTATCTTATCTTTCAGCTAGTTACGTAAATAATAGTATTTATTTTACTATTCTTACTACTGCTATTGATACTATAATTGATACTTATACTAGTTCTAATGTTTAACTCTTAAACTTATTAATGTTATGGATATTGATTTGTTTAAATATATACTTAGACTATCAGTCATACCTATGTTATTTGTAAGTCTTCTACTTATTACTCATGGTACTGATGATGGTATTAATATAGTTAATGTGATTGGTATTGTACTGCTTATTATAAGTGGTACTATTATAATTAATAATGCTAGTAAAGATAAAGATGAAGAAAGTAAATAAAATTACAGCTCTTGTAATGTTGGTATTAGTAGCTACTACTGTTAGTACTACTATTAGTTTAGTTAATGCTGTTACAGCTAATGCTAAACTTCGTAAAGAAGTAAGAACTTATAAAGCTTATTATAATGCTTCTGAAGCTTTATTTGAAGAAATAGAGAAATATAATGAAAATTTCTTTGATACTGATAAAGCTATTGATTATTATAATTCTAAGAATAGACTTCCCATTTCCAATGAATAAAGTTCTGTTACTAGTACGGTCTGTGAAGATAGTACTAGTTTAATTAGTAATCGAGTTAATTAACAATATTATAAACGTTTTAAATTAAAGAATTATGAAAAGTTTTGAAACAGTGAGTGCTGAACTCAAGAAAGTTAAAGCTAACAATGTAGTAACAACTACAGTTCGTAACATTAATGTAACTGATATGACTACTTGGCAAAGAGTATCTATTACTCTTAATACTCCAGTTAAGGGTTATGTTGCTGATGAAGAAGGTAATTATTCTGAGGGAGAAGTAAATGTTATATTTGTTTCTTCATTTAGTGTAATTGCTGCTTTCCGTAACAATCCTAAGACTGCATTTGCTGGTAATTATATTGCTGAGCATCCTAATTGTTTGCAAGTACTTCTTAGTGGTGCTAAGATTGAGATTGTTCAGGAAGCTGTAACTGAGGGTCAGGAATATACTAATCCTTGGTCTAGTAATCCTACACCTACTCCAGTAGAACATGATAGTTACTATAATCATATTACTAATATTATTGAACTTAGTGATGTATCTGTAGAGCTATTGAAGGAGTTGGCTCGTATGATTATGTTCGGTTAGTAATTATAAGTAGTAGTGCTAGAAATAGTGCTACTACTATTTATTAATTTAAATAAGGAGAACTTATTATGTGTGTAACAAAGTATTATTTCGTTAGTAGTAAACTTAAAGAACGTGCTGATGGAAGTCTTATGATTTCTACTAGTAAAGGTTTTACTCATGCTAAGAAAATTGCTAAGTCTAGATTTAAGACTTATGGTTATAAAGGTAAAATAGTTAATATTCATCCTTTTAGTGTTAAGACTGCTAGTATTGCTTAAAATATAAGTTAATCTAGCCGCCCCGTAGAAGATATGATAGATTAAATTCATTATCTTTGCATTGTAATTAATAATAACAGTTATGATACAAGATAATGAATTTGATTATAATGCTCAAGATATTGACGCATTCTGTACTAGTCACGATATTGATGACTATGACTTATTTGGTGAAATTATGGTTGGTGATGATGCTAACTATGATGAACTTAGTGATAACATATTATACGAATAATTAAACATAAGAGTATTATGAAAGAAAAAGAATTAAGTTCTGCTGATAAATGTCGTAGAACTAAGCTCCGTAAAAAGAGTGTTGATGAATTAGTTAACATTATTCTTCGTAAAGACGATGTTGAACGTAGACTTAGTAAGTCTGTTGATACATTCAAGAAACTTCAAGTTACTAATGAAAAGAGAATTGAAGCTCTTAAAGATTCTCTTGATATGAGTGAAGAAATTCAAAGTAATCAAGAAAAAACTATTGCTGCTCTTAATGCAACAATAGATAATAAAAATAAGAGTATTGCTAGTCTTGAAGAACATAATAAAGCTCTTTATGGTAGAATTGATTCTCTTGAAAAGACTATTAGAGCACGCAATAAAGAAGCACGTATATTATTTGCTACTATTGTTGCTCTTATAATTAGTGTTATTATTCTATTTTTCATATAAAGACTGATGTTTTACAAGTGTGTAAAAACGCATTCATATTTTTTCTATAACGGTTTATACCACTATTGCTTGTGAAAGTAGTAGTGGTTTTTAATTTTTTAATAGATACAATTATGGAAGAAAATGTTATAACTGGTATTGTAATTGCTGGTAATATATATAATGTTATGGCTAATGGGGTTAAATGTCCTCAGTGTGCTGTAAAAGACCTTTGTCTTAAAGGTAAATTAGGTAGTAAAGTGCAGTTCGACTGCGCTAGTATTCATCTTGAAAAAGCAAGTTAGTTATGAATAAAGATAATAAACTTCCTGATGTTCCAAGTACTATTATTCTTAGTGATGATGTACTTGATGATATTTATTTTGATATGCAGGCAGACCAAACAATTATGCTTGAGCAGTCAGGTCTTTATGATGAGTAAATTCAAATTTGATGTAATTTCCTAGGTTTCATGGCTCTCAATTAGTTTAGCTGATAAGTTTATCGGCAAATTAATTTGAGGGCTTTATATCGCAAAATAAAATATTAAATAAAATGATAATTGTAACTCAATCTCAACTTAGGAATAAAGACACTGAAGCTATAATACTTTTACGTAATAAAATTAAAGCTAGTTTTAATACTAATGCTATTGATTATTTTACTATAAGTGCTGTAGCTGAAATTCTATATAATAAGTTTAAACATAAGAAACATGATATAATATATAATACTTTTGTTTCTTATGAAGGTATTAATAAACCATTTAAAATAAGAATTAATTATGCCAACAAATAGAAAAAACGATGAAGTAAGTCAATCATTTACTATTGGTACTAAGATTGAGTATAACGGCAAATTATATGAAGTAATAGAAAGTAATCAATGTTGTGATTGTTTTCTTGCTACTATTTGTTCTAGTAGTGATATATGTGCTAATGATAGAAATGATGATGTTTTATCTAGAGATAAAAGAATTAATATCTTTGGTGAATGTTCAAGTTTTAGAAGACCTGATAGTAAATCTGTAGTATTTATGGAAATTCCTAAAGATGATTCTAAAGATAATTCTAAAGATGACTATTATAAGATTTCACCTTTATATGTATATAATAATCCTACTCAATTAAGACCTATAGAACTTGCTTTACCTAAAGGTTATGTGATTGATAAAGAACATAGTGATTTAGATAAAGGTATTATTAAGTTTAAGAATAAATGGTTAAGTCTTGAACAGATGTATAATATGGCTAAAGCAACTAATTATCATACTTATCTTAGTGAAATTAAAGATTCTACAGATGATAAATCATGTACTGTTAGAGAAAAGTTAATTGCTATAGCTAATCTTATGGATATTGCTAGCTATTTTAATGGTGGTTGGGAATATGATGTTACTGAAAAAGTTGTAGGTTATTCTATTGCTTATTATAAATTTGTAGCAGAACCAAATTATGAAGTTTACAAAATTGATAATTCTGTTTATACATATTATGGTAGTCCAGTATTTAAAAATAAATCTGACGCACAATATGTAATTGATAATCCAAATTTTAGAGAAGTTCTTGATAATATATTTAAAGTATAAGCAAATCTATGATACTATGTGATAGTTGTCTTTATCAGTTTGATATAAGACATTGTTGTGCGCCTGATTTTGGAGAAGTTGTACAATGTAATGGTTATGTTGATAAAAAAGACTTTTATAAACATTCTTCAAAACGTAAAGGTTATGTTATTCCTTATAACTTTCCTCTTAATACTCGTAGAGGTTTTAGAACTATATATTTTCTTATGAAATTAAGTCAACATGATATGACTACTGTAATTAAAGATATAATTGCTGTTAGACATGCTGGTATTGATTTCATACTTAATGTATGTGATAAGTTAGAAAAGGAAAAACGATTACATGCTAAATTCTCTACGGGGAGGCTAGAGTAATTAAGTTCTGCTAAGTGTAGTAATACGGCTTATGGTGCGAAACCAAGCAGAACTTCCATTGAATGTAGTGTTCAAGTAGATGATTTATTTATTAATTAAACTTTTTGTAAAATGGCAAAGAAACATGATGAAAGAAAGGATTTAAAGTGTGTATCAAAAGTAGCTGAGATTAATGGTAATCGTATCATTATTCCAACAGATACTGTAATTGGTATTCACACTTGGGGTAGAATTGACTTCTTAATTCATTATTGTGGTTACATTCTTTATCGTGCTAAAAACGTTAAAGCTAGTAATCTTAATTTTGAAGATGCTACTGTAAGTGCTAGAGAAGCTAAGAAGATTAAGAAAGAACATAAACTAACAAACAAGAAGAAATGAATGTAGATTATTCTAAGCTTAAATTTGTATTTAAGCCTAAAGCTTCTACTAAACGTAGAGCACCAACTATACTTCCTAATAAGAAGTTAACTAAATTAGTTCCTGGTCAAGTTATTCAAGATGAACAAGGTAATTTTACTGTTCGTATTAAGTACTTTGATTATATTAATAGACTTACCAAAGATACTAATATAAGTGATATAGGTAAAGATGGAGTAACTCTTTCTTTTACTGAAGATTCTTATGATTTAACTAAATGTGAACGTATATTCACTAGAGTTGGTCAAAGGAATAGACAATACATTAGTTTACTTCTTAGTGAAAGTGATAGAATATTCAAGAAAGCAGACCCTAATCGTTATGTACCTTTTTGTCATAACTGGATTTGTTCTTGTTGGATTGTTAGAATTGATGGTAAACTTTATGCTAAATTCAATAGAATTTTAACTCTAGTTGGTCATGATTATAATGTTAAACATTTAACAGATGATGAGGAGGATATATAATGAGTAATACTGATGAATTTACTATAAATACTCCTAATAAAAATAGAGCTAAAAAGTTTACTTTTACTGATGACCAAACAAAAGCTTATAATGGACTTATTAAGTTTATTAACGAACCTTATAATCCTAATGATTTTAAGCGTGCTTTAGTTGGTAGTGGTGGTACTGGCAAAACTTTCCTTCTTAAAGCTCTTCTTCAAGATTGTAACATACCATTTTCTGAAATAGGATTAAGTGCTCCAAGTCATAAAGCTTGTAGAGTTCTTAAAAATAGTATTAGAGGTACTCATTGTAATGTTAATACTATTCAATCTGATTTTGGTTTTAAACCTAATTATGATATTGAAAAGTTTGATATTAACAATGTTACCTTTGCTTCTTATGGTCGTATAAAGATTGAAGATTATCGTCTATATATAGTAGATGAAGCTTCTATGCTTAATCGTAGTCTTGTTGGTTATATTGATAAGATGATGAAAAAGTATAGTATTAAACTTTTAATCTGCGGTGACGATGCGCAAATCCCCCCTGTAAATGAGAAAGATAGTTATGCTTTTAAAGGTGTTACATCTTTTAGACTTACACAGATTGTACGACAAGATGAAGATAATCCTATAAGAACTCTTACTGAACTTCTTCGTGGTGATGTTTATAATGGAACTTTTAACTTCCTAAATTACATATCTCGTAATCGTAGTAAATTTGATAATACTATGACTAAAGGATTTGTAGTTTGTAATTCTGCTCAATTTCAGCAAGAAGTTGTGAAACAATTTAGTGACGAATCAATTACTCGTAATACTGATTATGTCAAAGTCATATCTTATACTAATAAAGCTGTTTCTAATTGGAATAAATTTATTAGAGAAAGTATAATTAAAGACAGTGAAAAATCTGTTATTACTAAGAATGATTTGATTACTTCTTATGTCACTATTGTAGACCAATTTAATGATACAATTATTCAGAATAGTGAAGATTATATTGTAAAAGAGATAGCTAACTATACTCATCCACAATATGAGCTTAAAGGTTTCATGGTTAAGTTTCAAGCTGTATTTGGTGGTCAAGTTACTTCTCCATTATTTATTATAGACCATAGAGATAAGTATACTATGGCTATGTATTGTAAGATTGCTGATGATTTAATTCAACAAGCTAAGAATGCTCGTAGAGATATTCGTGCTGCTAAGTGGAAAGCTTATTATAAGTTTAAAGAATCTTGTCTTCTTCTTGTTAATATTGGTAGACCTGATGGTTCTATTCTTTATTATAGAGATTTAGATTATGGTTTTGCTATTAGTAGTCATAAGTCTCAAGGCTCAACTTACAATGTAAGCATGGTAGATGTTATGGATATTGTTTATGATAAGTATGGTAGACCTTATACTAATGCTAGTGATATTAATAAGCGACTTTATGTTGCTGTTAGTAGAGCTAAAGAAAAAGTGTATTTGAGATATGGATATTGATAATAATAGCTTTGTTAGACTAGTTCGAGTTCTTAAACAAAAAGAACAAGATGTAGCTAGAATTAAAGATACTATATCTAATGGTATTCTTGATGAAAATGATTTGAACCTTGGTGATACTGTAAAGTTAACCAAAAAAGATAATAGTCGTACTGTTATCGGTACTCTCTTAAATGCTACTATTGTTATTATTGATGATAATTATCATAAAGGTGTTGTTGTTCGTCCTGATTATGTTTACGAAAGTGTCGAGTTTTCGTTGGCAGAATGGAACATTGAAGTGATACCAAATTCATCAGATGACAATTTTGTTGAGTTTTAAGCGATTTGAATAGTTTAGTCGATTAATTAATCACGAAAATTATTTGATGCGATAAAATTTAAAATTAAAATATTAAATAAAATGTGTAATACAAGTAATAGTCCTTCTTTTAAAGAACGTGTACAATGTTACATTAATAAAGAAGATGAAATAAAGAAAGATTATCAGAATCGTATGAATGCTCTTAATGAAGAAGCAACTGCTGATATTCTTGCTAATTGTCCAATTAAAGTTAGCGATGTTTATGTAACTGAATCTAATAATGCTTGGGGTGTTAAACGTCAGTATTATAAAGTTGCTAAACTTGAAGCCAATGTTAATGGTTCGGTTAATGTTTATGGTTGTAAACGTAAATTAGATAAAACTTGGGGTAAACGTGATAATATGTTCATGTTTATAACTTCTATATATAATGATTTTAATACTAAGAAGTTTACAAAAGTAGAAAATTATGTTGAACCTACTAAAGATTAATTAATTATGAAAAGAAGTGATAAAATTAAAGCTCGTAAGCGTATTGAAAATGGTTGTAACTTTCCTAGTCTTATGACTATTAATAAATACCCTGGAGGTATGCTCGGTTAATATCGTCGATAATATGTAATTATGATTCCTAAAGTGTGTAATAATTGTGCTTTAGGTATGTTTAATACTAAGTGCAAATGTCTTGATGGTGTTGGTAATCCAATGTCAGGTATGATTATTGTTGTACCTAATGTTGATTATAATGCTTATAAGAATAGAGGAATGACTTTTAGTAAATATGTGGAAATAGTAAAGGAAACTATCACATCTTCTACGGGGGGTCTAGAACAACTAGACCCCTATATTGTTCCTCTTATTCGTTGTAAGCTTGATGAACGTTGTCCTGTAAATCAATATATAGCTAATAAATGTATGCTTCATACATTTGCTGATATTAGAATTAATAATATCAAGAAGATAATGCTTCTTGGTAATGCTGCTACTAATTTTGGTTTTGATATTACTAAAGGTAAAGATAAACTATATTATATAGCTCCTTATGTTTACAGTACAAATTACTCTCCTTTTATTAAGTTTATAGATGATAATAAATACGATGAATTTCGTAATCGTCTAGTTAAATGGCTTATTGCTAGTAAAGATAATAATTATAATGGAATGGAAATAGTTAATATATTAAATGATTCATAGTTTAGCTAAAGATGTAGAAGTATTTGAAAATATGATTTCATTTACTTTTGTAGATGTTAGAGATTATCTTGATAAATTTGCAGATTGTAAAGGTGCTCTTACTGATACTTTAACAGTTAAAGAAATAGTTAAAAGACTTGATAGTATAAAAAGCTGGGTATTTTATGTTAGTGATACAGATGATTCTCAAATGTTAAGTATTATAGATTTCTTTGAAAAGATGAGACCTATACAACATGAAGATGGTTCTGTTGATAGATATGATTTATTTGGCTATAATAGTAAAGCTTATGATGATATGATGATTAGAGCTTTCCTTATGTATTGGAATCGTTTTGATACTAGTAAACAACTTTGTTCATTTCTTAAAGAAGTGAATGATAAACTAATATCTCTACAAGATGATAAAGATGCTTTATGGAATGACCCTCTACTTAATGTTATTCGTAAGTATAGATTACCTTATGTAACTGTTGATTTGTTTAAAGTTTATGCTCTTAATTCTGCTGGAGTAAATGTAGATAAAGATACTGGCGAACGTAAGAAGTATGGTAAAAGTTTGAAGCAAGTTAGTATTAATCTTAAATGGTATAATCTTCTTGATTTTAAGCTACCTCCAATAGATGATGAAGAAGGCGATGTATATAGGAAAAAAGATGAATATAAAGGTATGACTAATGAACAATTAAATCATTTGTTTGTTGGTGACTTTAATAGGTATCTTATGCCTAAATATATAAAACCTATGCTTCATTATAATAAGAATGATGTATTTCTTGTTTGTGAGATAGCTAGACAAAAGCCTGATGAGATTAAACTTAGATATAGTCTAGGTCATGCTTTTAAACTTAATCTTCTATGTAGTGCTAGAAGTAATATTGCTGATAAACTTCTTAATAAGTTCTATTCTGAACGTAGCGGACTTAAAGAAGATGCTTTTAAAAATCTTCGTACTCAAAGAACTGCTTTATCGTTTAAACGTATTATATTTCCTCATATTAAGTTTAAGACTAAACAACTTCAAGACTTACTTGAAGAAATGAAGAAAGTTGTGATATATAGAACTAATAAAGATAGTTTTGTACGTGAAATAGATTTTTATGGTACAACATATACTCTAGCTACTGGAGGTATTCATACTCAAGATAAGCCTGTAATACTTAAAAGTACTGATAAATATGTTTATGTTCATCACGATTACACATCCTACTACCCGAGTATAATGATTAGCTATGAAGTAGTACCTGAACATCTTAATACTAAGGTATTTGTAAACATGGTAGATTATTTTAAACAGACGCGTGTTAAGTGTAAACATACTAAGGATGAAGATGGTTTTGTAGTTCCTGGTGTACATAATAGTCTAGCAGCTGAAGCATTAAAGATTGTAATCAATGCTATTTATGGTAAATATGGTTATGAAAATTATTGGCTTTATGATAGACTTGCACAAATGAGAGTTACTATTAATGGTCAGTTAATGACAATGACTCTTTGTGAATCTCTTGAACTTGCTGGAATACATGTTGTTAGTGCTAATACAGATGGTATCGTTATAAAACTTCCTTATGATAAAATTGATGTTTATAATCAAATTTGTAAAGAATGGAATGAGACTAATAAAATGTCTGCTGATGATGAACATTATAAGATGCTTGTTAGTCTTAATGTGAATAACTATTTTGATATTCAAAGTAACGATAAACTTGAGTATAAAGGTGCTCTTGACCCAAAGCAGTATATTAAAGACTTAAAGAAAGGTTATGATATGCCTATTGTAGCTACTGCTGTATTTGAGTACTTTGCTCATGGTGTATCTGTGATGGAAACTCTTTGTAATCATAAAGATATTCTTGATTTTTGTAAAACTCAAAATGTTGGTAAACAGTTTGAAGTTGTTTATGAAAAAGTAGTAGATGGAAAACGTGTTGAAGTTCGTAGTCAACCTCATGTTCGTTTCTATGTATCTACTAGAGGAGTTGTGATTATGAAAGAGCATAAACTTACTGGTAAACGTAGTGTTTTAGCTAGTGGAAAGCCAGTTCAAATTCTTAATTTACTTGATGATAAAGATATTAGTGAGCGTAATATAGATTATGCTTATTATTATGAAGAAGCTTATAAGATTATTAATCCTATTAAGCTTGGAATAAGTCCTAATCAGAAAGGTAATGCAAAGAATAAAACTCTTACTGGAAAAGCTCTATTAAAGAAGAACTTTGGTATGTATAATAGTTTATTTGATAATGAAGAAGAATAATGACAGAAGAACAAGTTTATTTAAATGCTGTTGATGCTTGGAGATTAAATAAAGGAATAGGTACTTTTGTAATACCTGCTCCTTTTGATGCTCTAAGACCTCTGCTTTATATTCTTCCACAACTTTACAATAAGTCTCCTACGACTAGTGTTGTTATTATTGTGAAAGATTTTGCAGATAGAAGTAGTATTGAAAGTTATCTAACTACTTTGAACAATGAAGTATGGAATAATTCTTTTCGTACTGTAATGCACAATGGAAGTCTTAGGATTTTAACTACTGAATATGCTGCTGAACATATTAATGATTATAGTCCTTTACTGACTATAATTTATAATCCTAGTATATTTCATTTTGTACATATAGCTATGATAGAAAAGTCTAAGTTTAATCTAGTAATTCTTAGTAAACTACTAGATAATAAAACTATGGATGATTTCTATACTGTTGCTCCTAGTATTGGTAACTTTAGTCAAAATGTTATTGATGAAGTTAGAACTAACCGCCCCGTAAAAGAGTGTTTGGTAGGGTTAACTATAACACCTAATACTGAACTAGATAAAGAAATGACCTATTATAATAGAGAAATTTCTACTGCTCTAGCTATATTTGGTAACTTTGATAATATCAAGTATGCTCGATTGGGAAATAGTGCTACTAATTGTTCTAGTATGATGATATGTGATGCTATTGCTCGTACTAATGGTTGGGATAATCATTTAGATATGTCTTCAGAATTTAATAGAGACATAGATAAACTGTATAGTCCTTCTGCTATTAAAGAACGTGCTGATAGTATTTATAATATTATTAGAGAACGTAGTACTAAACTTGCTAGTTCTAAAGATAAACTTAGTTATATCTTAGATATAGTCAATGATAATTTAGACAAGAATATACTCATTATAAACAAATATGGTGAATTTGCTAATCTTGTTACTGATTATCTTAATGATAAATCTGGTAAAAGGATTTGTGCTAATTGCCATGATAAAGTAGATAACGTTCCTGCTGTAGATGATTATGGAAATCCTATTCTTATAAAGAGTGGTCCAAAGAAAGGTCAACCTAGACTTCTAGGTGTTATTGCTCAAAAGAAACTTGCACAGAAACTTATGAATAGTCATAAGATAAATGTAATTTCTTGTGGTGCATCGCCTGATAAATCTTTAGATATTGATATTGATTTGGTTATAATCACTTCTCCGCTATGTGATACTATTGAGAGCTATTTCTATAGGCTTTCTAAGGTTCATTTCAGTAATGAGGTACTATTATATACCTTATTCTATAAAAGCACGTTAGAGGAGAAAAAACTAGAAGATAAGACTGTTCCAGCCAATCATACAATAATTAACGATTTTGATAGAAATGTTAAAGTTGATAATAATAATGATTATTGTATTGTTGATTAAGAAAAAGTTCTTATCTTTGCAGCAGAAATTAGAAAACGAACTAATAAGCTCTTTGAAATAATGAATGATACTAAAGATGAAAATGGTAGCAATCGTAGTTTGATTGTTAGACAAGATGATGTTAATACTGGTATTCATGTTCTAAATCTTCTTGATGAGAAACAACTTGCTAATGCAGAAGTATTTCTAAAGAAGATTATTGCTACAGAAAAAGGCGGTGTTAAGAGTGTAAATGAAGGTCTTGCTATTCTTATGAGAGCACAAGATTTAAGATTACCTTTTAGTACTTGTATAGAACATATCCATGTAATTAATGGTAAAACCGGTGTTGATGTTCATATCGTCAAAGCGTTGTTGTCAAGGGCAGGTATAGTCTGGGAAACTACTAAAGATTATGTACCTCAGTATAAGTATACTGATGGCAATAATGTTTATGATGAGACACTACTTCCGCAGTATTGTGTTAAATGTCGTACCAAAGCAGAAGCTGAAAGTAAAACAGACGATGAAATAGTTGGTGTTTATCCCCTTAAATATTATAAAGATTTAAAAGGTAGAGTATACAACGAATTTCAAATTAACGAACAATGTATTAAGTGCATTAATCTACCACAAGCTATGAAAGTAGCTCAAGAAGGTAAGTTTCCTGTTATTAGAACTCAGGCTACTCCTACAGATTATGTTACTGAATATAAGTTTACTAGGTTTAAGAGAATATATGGTAAAGTAGTTGAAACTCATGCTGTAGGTCATTTCTCTTATATAGAAGCTAATACGGCTGACTTATTTACTAAAGATACTTTTAAGAAATATACTCGTATTATGATTGGTCATCGTGCCTTTATGTATGGTGCTCGTGATATAGCTAGTGATATTCTTATGGGTGTTATGTCAGACGATGAATTATCCGAAGTCTTTGCCAATTCAGTTCCTAATGATGAAGACTTTGTAAATATTGAAGAAATTTCTAATGGTGAAGTTTCTCCAGAATAAGGAACAATTTAGTGTGTAAATAGTATTATACTATATAATTATTTTATTAACAATTTAAATATTTAAAATTATGAAGATTAACGGTTTATCATTCGGTATTTCAGCAGTTGCAAGTGGTGTTAAGAGTAGTGTAGTTAATGCTGAGCCTCAGCTTATTGTTGCTACTACTAAGGGTGGTTTTGCTATCACAGGTTCTGTATCTAAGGCTCTTGGTTTGCAGGCTGGTGATAACATTATGTTTGCTAATAACATCGCTGATGTTGAAGCACTTGTAATGGCTAAGGAAAATGCCGATTTGTTGGAGTATGCTAAGAATAATGGTTTCGACCTTGAGACTTCTGAGGGTGTAGAAGCTTGTATTAAGTCTCTTACTGTTTGGTATATTGCTAAGGGTGTTCCTATGTTTAAGAAGGATGGTTCAGAAGCTACTGTAGCTGTTCGTCTTACTAAGGAAGAGAAGAAGAAGCTCTATGATGAGAATGTTGATGCTATCATTGCTGCTAATCGTGCTCAACTCATTGCTGCTTACAACCTTAATGAGAATGCTACAGATGATGAGATTAAGGAGCATTATACAGTTGATGAAATGCAGAGTCCACAGACTCAGGCATTCAGTGGTTGTAAGCTTGCTGCTAGTGGTAATGCAGTTGGTACTGGTTTGAAGCTTAACTTCTCTGATACAAACAACTGGGAGCAGCTTAAAGCTGATATGGAAGATAAGACTGCTTTGAAGCGTGTATTCTCTGTTGATATTAAGAATGGTGAGACAGGTAAGTTCAACGATGGTCGTAAGATTGTTGATGTTATCTATTATCCACTCGGTGAGTATACTGATGAGAAGCCTGCTCGTGTAGCTGCTAATAAGGCTGCTGAATCTGCTGAGTAATTAGTTCATTCATTAGATATTCATTCGCTTTATTTATAGGGAACTGAGCAAATCAGTTCCCTTTTTTAATCAATTAATATAAACGTTTAAAACTTAATTAAGTTATGACAGATGTAACAAAGGAAGCAGTAGCAGTTGCAAATGGTACTGCAAAAAAGAATCGTAGAGGTATTAGTAATAACACAGTAGCTGCTGCTCGTCTTAAATTTCACGAGAAAGATGCTAGTCCAGCTAATGGTTTATTTATGGCTCATCTTGATTCTGTAAGTGTAGAATGGTCTCAGAGTGGAGAAGGTAATTCTTTTGCTGGTCTTAAAATGCCTCGTCTTGTAGTTACTTTTGCTAGTAATCACGAGAATATTAAGGAACGTCGTTATGTTACTAAGACTTTCTTCCCAGTTGAGAGTAATGTTGATACTATTCCTGGTGGTAAGAATGCTTGGCAAGTAGATGCTATTCTTAATTGGACAAAGCATCTTCTTGATGTATTCTATCTTAAAGGTCGCGAACTGACTGTTGAAGAGGAAGATGCACTTACTCTTGATTTTGTTGATTTCACAGAAGATGAGAATGGTAATGTTGAGTATAATGCAGTAGATCCACAGGATGTTCTTAATGGTTATCGTCATATCTTTGAGAATGTTGCTGCTATGCTTAATGGTCAATTTAATCTTGCTGATGGTGCTACACCTAAGCCTTGCTTTAAGGATGGTAATGGTAAACCTATTTCTTGTTGGATTAAGTTGCTTCGTGCTACTCGTAATCGTAAAGGTGATTGGGTAGATGTTGATAAGAGCAAAGATTTACAGTTTACTTCATTTGTTGGTTCTGGTGCTATTGAGCTAGTTAAGATGAAGGAAGGAAAGATTCTTCCTCCTGTTATTCTTGCTATTGATAAGGTTAAGGAAAGTATTACTCCTAAGCAGACTAATAAGACTCCTACTGTTGGTGTTCCTGGTATTCCTGGTATGCCTGGTATGACTGGTGGTGCTGTAGTTCCTCCTGTTGGTGGTGAGTTTGCTGGTGGTGCTCCTTCTGGTGCCGGATTTGACCCAACTACTACAGAGGACCTTCCGTTCTAAGTAGATAAGTGAAGAGTTATCTCTTTGCCTACTAATTCTCAACTAAAGTTTAATGTTCTAAGGGGTAACGATGGTAGTAATACTGTTGTTGCCCCTAATTTTTATCAATATGAAACGTAACGCTAACACAAGTAAACTTACAAAAGCTTTTATAGAATCTAGAGTAAGTCAAGAAGAAATTGTAAGTAAATACTTAGATATACCATTAGAAGTAGTTAGAGATTGTGTTGAACATAATCATCTTATTACTTCTGTATTTCGTGATGATGATACTGATGGTAGTATGGGTATTGCATACAATGCTAAGGGCAGACTTAAAGTTCGTGATTTTGGCGGTGCTGGTTTCTTTGACGATGTGTATGGTGTAGTAGCTTACGTACTAAGTATTGTATATGAAAGACCGATTAGTACAAATAATAAACAAGATTTTTATTTTGTACTAAGTCATATTTATAGAACGTTTTCATATCAAATAGATAATCGTATTAATGATTATGATGTAGACGAATCTATAAAGAATGCTCTCGTTAAAGCTCGTAAGAAAAAAGCTATTATTGAAATTGTTCCTCGTAGTTGGAATCGTCAAGATAAAGCTATATGGGCTAAATTAAATGTAGATTTGAATTATCTTAATACTCATTTTGTTATTCCAGTTGAGCAATATTATATTGATAGAGTAACTAATCCTACTCCTAAATATAAAGATGCTAAAAATGACCCTTGTTATGCTTATATGCTTGGTCGTAATAAATCTGGAGTATATCTTATTAAACTATATTTTCCATTACGTGATAGAACCAAGGAATTAAAGTTTGTAACTAATTGTAATGTACTTGAAGGTCTTCCTAATCTAGAAAGAGAAGATTATGATTATATTATTATAACTAAGTCTAGTAAAGATAGATTAAGTTTAGGTAGTCATCTAAGCAAACATATCTTCTACGGGGCGGATGGAAAAACTCTTAATATTGGAGTTGTTAATCTTCCTAGTGAAAATTATAGACTTAAAGCTAATGAATACACTTGGCTTAGAAAAAGACTTAATAATGAAGGTATGATTGTTAGTCTTCTAGATTTTGATAGGACTGGACGTGATGGTGCTGATTATCTTTTAGAAACTTATGGCATTCCTTATCTTTTTATTACTCGTGGAGAATTTGGACTTGAGAATTATGAGTGTAAAGATTTTGCTGATTTACATGATAAATTCAATAATGATGAAATAGATACTTTTATTAAAGAAACTATTAGATATGTCGAAATCCGATACAGAAAAGATAAGAGTGATACCGATGCCTATTTCAAAAGATTATCAGACTGTGATTTGCCATACTGAGAAAGTTAGTAATAAAATCAAATCACAAACTCGTATTCTTATGACTTGGATAAGTGATAAAGAAGAAGCTTTACTTGATAAAGGTAAAGCTATTTCTATAACTAGAGGTGGTATTACTTTTGACCTTGATAAAGACAATATATTTTCGTATGGAGAAGTAGACTTTCATGATGGTACTGAAGATTATGATGCTTTAAATGAATTAATTCCTTTTAAAGATGTTGTTCATATTCCTCTTAATTACGATTATGATACTCATACTTGTAAAACTCCTACGAAAATGTATCAAACTAGAGAAACTGATGATATTGGTGCTATGGCTCAATATGCTCATGGTCGTCTAGGTAAACCAGATAAAGTTGTAATATTCAGATTAATAGCTAAACAATGGTAAGATTTCCAAAAGCTTATACTATGCTAATAGATGAACAAGTTAAAGCTATGGCTATCAAAGATATTAGTACTTGTGGTGCTGATGAATTTATTGCTAAAGCTTGTGTTCGTCTTGATTGTTCTCGTATTAAAGATGATATGAGAATGATGCAAACTATTGGTACTCCTTATCAATATGAAGTTAGTCGTACTCTGTATGGAATTAATTATGCTCTTGAACAAGGGTGGATTGATGAAAATAAAAGAGACGAATATGTTTCTAAACTTGTAGCTTTACATAAACGTAATCTTAAATATGAAGAAGATAATCCTCCTATCGTATATGATAAGAAGAAATGTTTAAAGAAGACTACTCGTACTACTAGAAAGAAAGCTAAAGAAGGAACTCTTGAAGGTTTTGAAAAACCTAAGAAAGAGAAAACTCAAAGTGCTGCTCAGTTAAATGCTCAAGCTAGAGCTAAACTTATTAGTAAACTTAAAATTAATATATGAGACTATATAAAAGAAATGCTAAAGGTGAACCTCAATTTTGGGATATATCTGAACTTCCTAATGGTAACATATCTTTGAAATATGGTTTAGTAGCTGGAGCTACTGTTCATGATGAAGAAGTTGCTAGAAAGTTAGTTAAAGGTAATGAGATTGAATCTCGTATTAAAGCTAAACGTAAAGAAGGATATAAAGAAGTTTCTGAGCTTAAAGATAGCGGTCCTGTTGAAATTAAAGATAATATAGCTTTAATTAATTATCTAAATACTTATCTTCCAAAGAATAATACTACTGATGAAGGTTTTGTTCTTCCAATGCTTGCAAAAGTACTTAAAGATAATAAACCTTTTGATAAACGTAGTTACTTAGGTCAGTATAAAATTAATGGTGTTAGATGTATTGTTGGTGCTGAAGAAACTAATGATATGTTTAATCCTGTTAGACTTACTTATCGTTCTAGAGAAGGTACTGATTGGACTTCTAAACTTACTTGGATGGATGAAGTAATTCTTCCAGCTATTAAAGATGATTTACTTGATGCTATGATTGAAGAAGGAGCTTGCCTTGATGGTGAACTTTATATTCCTGGTTATAAAGTAAATGATATTAATAGTTTTGTTAAGAATGAAAAGCTTCCTCAACATCTACTTCTTCAGTATTGGTGTTATGATATTGCTATTGATAATATGAGTTATGAAGCTAGACGTAAGTTTAAGAATGATAACATAAGTAGACTATGTTATACTTTTGATACTTACGAACAGCATCTTAATAACAAGAGTAAACTTGTATTATTACCTGATGTTAATATTGCTAATATTTATGATGCTACAAGATTTAGAGATAAGTTTATAAGTCTTGGTTTTGAAGGTCTTATTATTCGTGATGTTGATTCTGCTTATCAATTTGGTGCTCGTAATTTAGCTATGCTTAAATATAAACGAATTGATGATGCTAAGTTTAAAATTATTGATGTCGTTCCTGAAGGAGTTAGAACTAACCTTTGTAAGTTTGTTCTTAAAAATGACATCAATGATGAACTGTTTGAAGCTACTGGTAATTTTGACCATTCAAGACAAGAATATATTCTTAAAAATAAAGAAGATTTTATTGGTAAATTTGCAACTTGTGAGTTTCGTGAAAGGTCGGGTGTAAAGAACGTACCTTTTCATTGTAAATTAGTGGACATTCAAAAGTAGATATAACAATGAATTTAAATGCTTATGATAACGTAAAAGAAGAATTAGATAAACATAAAACTTGGTATTCTCCAAAGTTTAAAAGATTATATAGTCGAGAAATAAAGTTTAGAATGTTCTATAAGTTTATGAAACGATGGAATGAAACTATTAAACGAAATGATTATTTTCTAGCTGTTAGTATGAATAATGTTGATGGTAGATTTAGTATAACTAATAAAGATAATTATAGTAGATTAAAGTTTTCTGTTCCTAAAGAAGTTATTGAAGATTCTATTCTTAATTCTATGACTATAGATGTTAATGTTGAAGTTAAACTTGTTGATGCTCAACCTGATGGTGAAGTGTATCAGTTGAACATATAACATTAAATTGCTAGAGCCGCCCCGTAGAAGATGTGGTTGATTGCCACTTTATTTCAAGCGTGAGCGGCTTTATTATGTCTGCTTATTAGTTATTCACTTTTAAGCAGAAATCCTCTCAAATCGAAATTTAAAATATTAAATAACTTAATAATAAATATTGTAATTATGAGTAAAAGTAAAGTAGGTGCTGAACCTAAAGGTAGAGTTAAACATGTGTTTACTAAAGATGCAGGTATTCACGAAGGTATTCATCGTGATGAACCTGGTTGGTATAATAGTAATTATCATTATTATTGTTTTGGTTATGGTTATTTCTTTCATAGAGGAAAAAGTATAGGTGAAAAACTTACTCCTGATTATATTAGAGATAATTGGGATAAAGCATGGTGGTGTGGAGGTCTTAAAGAATCTTGTATGGCTCGTATTGACCGTAAGCGTAAAATAGCTGTAATTAAAGAAGGAACTGAATATGCTTGGAGTATTGAACGTGGTCTTCCAGCAGGTTATGCTATTTATAAAACCGAAGAAGATATTCCTATTTATGATATAACTGAACCAAAGAATAAAAAGATACTTATTAAGATGTATTTAAAGTATCTTATTAAGAAGTATCTTGAGACTTTTGGACATGAATATAAAGTTCTTAGTTCTATAAGTAAACAGATTCCTGAACATAGTTATATTGCAAGTAAAAGGGATGAATATTTTGTAGCTATTAAAACTCTTGTAGATAAACATAAGTTTATTCCTAGATGTAAACCTTTATCTGATAAAGAATTTTGGGTTAATAACTATAAAGTTAGGTTTCCTTCAATTAATGCTATTCTTAATGATGATTTGTTTTATGATGAACAAAAAGAACATATTAAGAAATGTAAGTTCTATACTAAGTTTTGTCTTCATAAAGGAACTAATTGGGCAGAGCTTAATAAGAAATGGTCTGATGAATATGTTACAGAAGTAGAAGCTAAAGATAAAGCTGAAGAAGAAGCTTTTGATAAACTTGCTAAAAGATATGCTGATAAATCAAAAGCTAATTATAAAGAAGCTTTATCTAAGGTAAATAGTTCTGTTGATGATTGGAGAAAACATAATTATACTTCTAGAATAAAATATATTAGATATTATGCTAATTATTCTAATAGAACTATTGAACCTATTTCTAGTTTTATGGATAAGGCTGCATTCTCTAATATTCAACTTAGACTTAAACCTGGTAAACCTAATTGGGTTGAAACTAGTCGTGGTGCTATAGTTCCTCTTGTAACTGCTATTAATGTATTTAATCAGCTTTATACTGATTATATTCTTAGTGGTAAAACCCTATTTAGATTTAAACATGCTGAATTTAAAATTGGTTTATTTTGTGTTTCAAGTATTTCTTATGAAGATAAGTTCGTTGACCTTATTAAATGTGGGTATGATGAACCTGAGAAATTAGGCTATAAAGAATGGAAGTTCTGTATAGGCTGCCACATATTATGGTTTGATGATATTAAAGATTTTACTAGATATTATAATCTGCAAGATAGGCTTAGTTTTCCTCTAGATAAAACTACTGCTGAATGTATGGAGAATCATTTGATTCGTTTACCTAGTGGAAGAACTATTGAAGCTGTTGGAACAATGGATATTTAACTTAATAAAATAACAATTATGACAGAAAGCGATTTAAAGTATTGGAAAGCGGTGCTTAATGGAGTAGTTCCAGAGCATCTTGTAACTCCTGAAGTTGTTGCATTACGTGACCAACAAAACAAAATGCTTAATCTTATGGCTAAGAAGAATGCTGATTATGGTAATGCTTTCAATAAAGGTTGTGATAAACTAGGCTATAGATATGGTCTAGCTAGAATGTATGATAAAGCTAATCGTTTGGTTCATCTTATTGAAGATGATTTTAATGGTTATAATAATCCTAATGTTGAAGATGAAAGTATGTTTGATACTATTCAAGATTTAGGTAATTATTGTAATATGTTATTAGCTTGGCAAGATACTAATGATGGACGTGAACCTACCATACCTTCTACGGGGCGGGTAGAGTCAACTTTCATTGATATTTCTACTCTTGTTAAAACAGATAAACTTATTCTTATCGAAGAAACCAGTAAGAAAGATGTAACTAATGAAATTATAATTGCTTACGGTTTTGAAAATCTTTGTAAAGACAAAGACGGATATGTATATAATTTATCTGCTGACAATAAAGAAATTCCTGTTACTAGTGAAAATAAAGAAAATGTAGTAGCTATTTCTCCTGAAGAATATGCTGCTATAAAAGTTTGTAAACATAAAAATTAATAATATGAATAAAGATGAATTAAGTGCTCTTCAAAAGTTTGCTCTTCTTCCTAATATAAATTTCTTTGAAGAAGGAAAATTTAAAAAAGTAGATAAAGAACAAGATGAAGGATATACACCAACCTTATATTATTATAATAAAAGTTATCAATTATCATGGATTAATGATGAAAATAATTTAATATATAATATTTCTGGTGATACTCCTGAAGAAGTTATTAATGAGGCTTTTGATTTTTGTTTAAGTGAAAAATTAATTGAATTATAATTATGATTAAAGTTGTAAATCCTAGTGTTGAAGTTTGGAAACAAGATGGTTATACACTTGATGCTATTTTTAAACATATAGCTAGATGTGCTCGTGTTTGTTATCAATCAACTCCAAAGAATAATGGAGAAACTGATTACGGTTTTGTAGTTAGAACTCTTTTAAAAGGTAAAGATGTTATAAATCGACCTTATAATATTGAAGATATTAAAGGTTGTCATTTAAGTGTATTTGAACATGGTATTGTACATTTAAAACTTCCTCTAAATATTGCTCAAGGTTTTATGCAAAGTAAAAGATTTACTAATAATCATTATAGCAGAAGTAAAACATATGGTGATTATTGTTATGTAACTACTAATATGAGAGTTATTATCGAAAATGCTTGGGTAAATGCTCTCGAATTTATAGATAATAATAATGGTTGTCCATATTATATACCAAGAGTTACTTTTTCTTTTACAACAGATATTGGTGCTAGTCGCGAACTTAATCGTCATAGAGTTAATAGTATTAGTGAAGAAAGTACTAGATATTGTGCTTATGATAAATGTAAATTTGGTAATGGAATAACTGTTGCTAAACTTCCTTGGATTAAAACTATAGATACCAATGATGAATTTAATGTAACTACGTATAATAATGGCTTTTATAGTGATGAGGAAATTTATGATAAATCTACTAATCTTATTGAAGCTAAAAATACTGATGATTGGACTGCTGTCGATTGGTTCCTTTATGGTCTTCAAATTTGTGATTTAGTTTATCGTAAAACTCGTGAACTTGGTTGGACTGCACAACAAGCTAGAGAAATTCTTCCTCTTAATACTAAAACTCAAGTAATTCATACTGCTTTTGTTGATGATTGGGAGCATTTTATAGATTTGCGTTCTAATGGTGTTAGTGGAGTTCCTCATCCTATGGCTAAAGAACTTGCTAATAAAGTTAATGATTTAATTAATACTGTAACATGTGGATAAGTATTTTAAATTATAATTCCGGACAAATTGAAGTTGCTGATATTACTGACTTTGACGCAGATATTGATAAAGATTCTAATATATATACTAATCAAATTGCTAAAATATGGTTATGTTCTAACGGATATAATCCTGATGAAGTTAGTTATATGTTAACTGATGAATGTCCTTTGTGTGTAGTAAATAATGTAGAAACTCATTTAAACTTATAAGATTATGGAAAAGACTATTAAAGTTACAAAAGAAGCTGGTGAGAATTTGAAAGCTTCTATTCTTGCTGCAATTAAAGATTTTGAGATTGCTAATCCTGATGTTAGTATTAGCGTTGAAGTAAAGCGTAATTATTATGCTAAGGATAATGAACCTACGCATAATGTTGATTGTTCTATAACTATTAAGTAATAAAAATAATGTTTATAACATGTGACCTTTATTATTTAAAAGATAATTATATCCTTCATTTTAGAGGTAACGATATTACCTCTAAATTTATTGAAGACGCTAAAAATAAAAATATCACAAGAGTTGCAATAAAAGATAATGAAATATCTTATGATTGTGACTGTTTTAAACCTATATTTCTTACTGTCTTTATAGATAATAAAGTTTATAGAGATAAAATAGGTGTCTTTGATAAACATAATCATGTTGAACAATTTCAAGAAACTTATGATAGATTATTTGGAAAACAAGATAATATATCTAAAAATTCTAGTAATAAAACAAATAATAAAGTAAAATTATGGCAAAAAGTATTTTTGATATTGATAAAGAATTGTATGCTCTTTATGACGAGATTGAAGAAGCAGGTGGAGAAATAACTCCAGAAATAGAAAAAAAGCTTGAGCTTAATGGTCAAGAAATGACTAATAAAGTTAAAAGTATTACTAATTATATCAATAAACTCAAAGCTGACCTTCTTGCTATTAAGTCTGAGACTGATAGACTTGCTAAACTCAAGAAGTCTAAAGAGAATACAATTACAGGTCTTACTAATCTTGTTCTATTTGCTATTAAGAAGTATGGTACAGAAGATAAGAAAGGTAAGAAGTGGATTGATTGGGGTACTGGTAAAGTAACTATTCGTAAAAGTGAAACTATTGAAGTTAATAGTAAGAAACTTGAAGCTATTAATGATATGCTTAAAGTAACTTTTGCTAATGGTATATATACCGGTACTCTTAATCAGAACTCTTCTGTAGATGAACAAGCATTACTTGATGCTATTGTTAATACTGCTAAAGATTCTGGTAATTATGAATGTAGTGAAATTGAAATAGAAGACCTTGATGATGTTAATATTGAGGTTACTGTTCCAGTTAAACTTACAGATCTTCTCAAAGGTGATGGTTATCAGCTTATGACTAATATCGGAGCTGTTAATCGTGATGGTTGGAAATTTAAACCTAGTATTGATAAGAAACTTATGAAAGTTAAAATCAAAGATGATGGTTGTGTTTCCAATATTGCTGAAATTGTTGAAAATGATAACTTAACTATCAAATAACATGAGAGTTTCAGAATTAATACAAAAACTTGACAGTCTCCAAGAAACTAATGGAGACTGTCAAGTTATGGTTGATGATTTATACGCTAATAGTGTAAATTATGATTCTGCTTTAGGTTGTATAAATATAAAGTCTTATTAATATAAATAGCAATATTATGTATAATGTATATTTTGTTAAAACAAATATTAAAGTAAAAGCTAATACTTTTCTTAATGTTAATATTCTAGCAGAAGATTTATCTGATGCTACAAGTAGTGCTTCATATCTTAAATACAATGGTGAAGAACTAAAGAGACATATAGTTAGTGTAGAACTTATTGTTTCAAATGTACTACGTGATGCATGGAGTGTTAAAGAGTTAAATCCTAATTATACAGGAGAAAATAAAGATAATCAAGAAGCTCTTCCTCCTGCTGATAATATTTAATTTAATGTTTAACAATTTAATAACGCTGAGTTATGAGTAAATTTAATCGTGGTGGTCTTCCTTGGGCTATTGGTAAAGACGTTTCAGGTTGTGCAACTGCACAAGATGTAATGAAGAAAGCAGGTCTTGATTGGTCTGTTCAAAAGTGTGAACTTGTAGGTAAAATGCCTTTTAGAATAGGTAGTAATAACGATTTAGGTGAAGATGCTTTTGTACATGATGGTAATATTTATCGTGAGTGTGCTAATGCTTATGCTACCTATCGTACAGATTGTAATTATCCTTTAGGTATAGTTAAAGATAAGTATGAAGTTGTTCAAAATATGGATGCTTTTAACTTCTTTAATAATGCTATTGGTGAAGGTAAAGCAATTTGGGATAAAGCTGCTTGTCTTAATATGGGAGAGAAAGTATATGTTAGTGCTAAACTTCCAATACAAACTTCTGTAAGTAAAGACGATGTTATAGATAACTATCTTGTGTTTAGTAATGGACATGATGGTGGTTCATCTGTAGATATTATGATTACTCCTGTTCGTGTTATTTGTACTAATATGCTTAATGGAGCATTAGATAAAGCTTCTTGTCATATTAGACTTAGACATACTAAGTCTATAAAAGAGAAACTTGAACTTGGTGCTCAAGTACTTAAAGTTGCTTGTTCTCATGCTTTAGATGCTCAAGAACTTTATCGTCATCTTACTACTATTAAGATGAGTGATGAACAAGTTTATAAGTATCTTTGTGAATTGCAACTTACTCCTGCTGAGATTGAACGAATTAATCAGTACGACCCTAATAAAGGTTATGCCAGACTTGTTGCTCGTGATTATAGACTTCTTGAAGCAGTTGAAATATCTTCTCGTAAAGCTAATCAACTTTATAATATGATGGATTATTATAATGATGGTATCGGTCAGAAAGATATTTGTGGTACTGCCTGGGGCGCATATAATGCTGTAACTGGTTTCTATTGTAACGTTGCAAACCTTGAAGGTGAGAAACGTATGAATAGTCTTGTTTGGGGTAGTGCTAATAATAATATGAATAAAGCACTTAATTCTGTTGTAGCTTATGCAAGTTAATTTTAATGGAAAAGAAAATCAATTTAAAGTACCTCATTACAAAGTTGGTGATGAGGTACTAGCTTTCAGTTATATTAGTGGTAAATTCTTTGTTGGCACAATTAGTGCTGTAAATAGTTACGCTGATACTAACCAAAGTATTGTAAATTACACTATTATGATTGATGAAAATAAAGGTGTTCCTAATGTTCCAGAAGCTTTAGTATTTGATAATAAAGAAGATGCTAAAGATTGGGTAACGTCATTAGGAATGATGCTATATAACTTTTGATACACTTCTTTACGGGGAGGATAGAGCAACTACTAGTGCTAGAATACTAGAAGCAGCTAAAGCCGCCCCGTAGAAGATGTTAGTGGTTAAACTATCGTTAAACTACTTATTATTAGTAGTAATACTGATAATAATGCTTATCTTTGTAGTGATAATCATAGCAACTAACATTAATATGCTGTATTATATATTATATAGGTACGTTATAACATATTGAGTGTTAGTTTATTAAACATTATTTAACGCTAAAAAATGTAGGTTGTTGTGATAGCAACCTACTTTTTTTATATATTTGCACAAGCGTTGATGATGTATATAATATTTATAGTACTATGATTACTTTTATAAATTATAAAACAATTATGGCTGAAGCAACAGGTAAAGCTAGAACTAAAATAGATGGTAAACTACAAGATGTAGAAACTATTTATGATGTGTTTAAAGGAGCAGGAACATATTTTGCTCCTGAAATAGCCGTACATTGTTCTAAAACTGCAACTCAAGTAGCTTATTATATCTATAAGAAACTTAGTCAAAATCAAACTAGTTTTAGAATAGTTACAAAAGAAGTAATTAAATCCGGTTTAGTTAATGCTAAAACTCCAGATAGAGTTAGAGATGCAATTAAAGAATTAATTAAAGCTGGTGTTATGATTGCTTGGAAAGATATAGAAGGTATTGATGAATATAATTTTGATATTGATTCTAAATATTATCTATTAAATCCTCTTGTTATTAGACGATGTAGTACTAATGCTTTTAAACGTAATTGTGAAACTACTAAAGATAGATTCAATAATAGTAAACAATTATGGATAAATGAATATGATGCTATAGTTTATAATTTTGATACTAATGTATTACAAATAACATATAATTAAATTATGAGTCAATTAAGTAATCGTATTGCAGAAGCATTTATTAATTATGCAAATGCTTTTAAAGACACTCCTGACAACAGGGAGTTAGCTGAAAAAGAACTTAAAGAAGTTCTTCGTACAGCTATTGATTTTGTTCCAGTTAAGATTTGGCTTGACCCTAAAGTTAAAGCACAAATTCCAGAGTATGCTCATTACGAAAATGGGTTTGCTAGTGATGCAGGTTGTGACCTAGTTTGTACGTCTGTAGAAATTAAAGAAGATGGACGTATTAAATGTGGAACAGGTATTCATACAGCATTAGAAGATAGAGACGAAATTAGTATTGTACCTAATAGTCGTTTCACAAAAACTCTTCTAATACATCAAAATACTCCAAGTACAATCGACGCTAAAGTTTCTTAAATTTTATTCACAAATTCATCATATATCGTAGAAATCTATTATATTTGCAGTATTAGTTAAATATTAAATAATGTAAGTTATGGTAGATTTAAGTAAAGTAAAAGTTAATTTAGTTGTTAGTTTTCCAACTAAGAAAAAGAAAGCTTCAACGAAAGTTACAAGAGTTTGTAAGTATTGTGGTAAAGAATTTCAAGTACCTAGTTGGTATGGTGCTGGAAAATATTGTTCAAAAGATTGTGAAGCAGCAGATAAGCGAGTTGTACATACACCAAATATAACTTGTGAAGTTTGTGGAAAAAAACTATATATGCCTCCTAGTAGAATTAAAAGAACAAAACATCATACTTGTTCTAGAGAATGTAGAGCTAAATTACAAAGTATACTATATTCAGGAGATAAAAATCCTAATTATGGTAATCGTGCAGAACGATGTAAAATGGTAAATAATGGAAAACTATATTATAAAGTTCATTTAGATTCTCATCCTTTTGGTAGAAAAACAACAGGAAGTATAGGAGTTTATTATCCTGAACATAGACTTGTTATTGAACAAAATTATGAAAGATTCGATTCTAAATATTTTGTAGAAATAGACGGAAAACATTATCTTAAACCAGATGTTGACGTTCATCATTTAAATGAAGATTCTACAGATAATAGAATAGAAAATTTAATTCCTTTAACAAGAAGCGAACATACTCATTTACATAATAAACAAAAAGAAATTATACGTGATGAATTAGGTAAAATAATTGGTGTCGTAAAACACGGTGAATTGCTGGGAAATCATGGTAATGACAATCAGCAGCCAAGCGTTAATAGTAATATTAATGAAGGTTCAACGACTAGTAACCGAATCCAAACAGATAATGCTGAGGATAGTAATGTTGCCACGAGTGCCGTGCCTAACAAAGTTAGTGAAGATATAGTCTGAACACTAGATATAATACAATATTAATGAAACTAGTGAATATGAAGATAAAGAACTTCATAGTTAACAAATGAATTATAGAGGAGAAATTTTTGTAATATTTAGAAAACTTGTTCCAAATGCTGAAGTTCCAAAAGTTGGCGATGTTATTGGTCAAATGAAAGTTCCACATCATAGACAAATGATGTTCCATACAGTCAATACACTTGAAGACCTTGGCATAACTGATAGAGGTGATGGTGCATTTGGTTCTACAGCAAAGAAATAATTAATAATTTAAATAGTAAACAATATGAAAAAGTGGGTATCAGAAATGATTAAGCAGCACGCACATACTGCTATCGAAGTTAACAATGTATCTAAGTTTATTGAAAATGCTAAGAATAGTGATAAAATTAGTAAAGTAACTTTTGCTAATCTTGCTTTGCTTCTCAGAGATTTGAAGAATACTGCAAAGACTTATGAGACTATTCTTAACAATGAAGGAGTTCATTTTACTCCTGATGGTTCTTATTATGAAAAAGTAACTGAGATAAATGAAAAGAAAAATCCTGATAATAACGACTAAGAATTGTCTTGGTTGTTCTATAGTGATAAATAACATTCAAACAGTTATTGCTAAATCATCTAAAGAAATAGCTCTTGAAATTAAAGATTTTACAGAGCTTCCTAAAAGACTTATTCATAAGTATAAAGCTTATGATTATCCTACTACAGTATTTCTTGAAGATGATGAAGTAACATTTAAATTTGTTGGAAGTACTCATGTGAACTGTATACAGAGGTATATAGATTTGTATTTGAAATAAAACTGAAATTTTTCTTCTGATGTTTCTGCTAGTGCTTGTGAAAGTACTAGCAGTTTTTAATTTAAAATTATTATGAATCCAAATTATAATAAACATAAGAATATAGCCATACTTATACTTGCTATTGTAGCTGCCGGACTTGGTGCTTGTAGTTATAATAAAGTTTCTAATAATAAACCTGTAAGTATAGATAGTTGTGGAATTAATGATGATTTCTATGAAATTAATGATGTTGATTCTACAAATGATGGATATGACACAGATAGTGTTATTTATCTTGATGCTAATGGTAATATAATTAAAGCTCCTTTTAAACAAGAAGCTAATTAGTTATATGGCAGTAGATTGTTTCAAAATGATGCTGCGTTCTTGAAGAATTTAAATTCTCCTCTGTCGCATTAATTCTCTTCTTCTGAATAGTTATTCAGTCGTAATCTTAAAGTAGCTTAGAAGTCATTTAAAGTGTAATTTATTTAATAACCATTCTTACTTGTCAGTCTTATTTCAGCTCCAGGCATACGAGTTTAATCTGTGCCAAACTTAGTGGGAAACTCCCACAATTACATAATAAATGATTTCTAAGCAACTTACATACTAATGTCGATTAATAATACTACTTTAATTATTTGACCGCTTACGAAAGAAATTGAAATATTACTTATGTTTTTGATATTTGCATTCCATGTTATAAGAATTAATAATTCAACATTAGCAGCAGCGGCTGCATTACATTTTAATCATTGTTTATTATTATGAGTAGCTTGTCCGTGAGGATGAGTTACTCTTTTTTTTTATTTATTAGTAGCGACACATTATGACACATTAAACGAAAAAGAGCTAGACAGTCATCACGACTATCTAGCTCAAGAACTTTATAAATATCACCTTAAACCACATTTAAACCCTATAAACAATTAATTTAGCAAGTAGTTTAGAACTTATAGCATTCGTTACTCTAGCAGGATTCGAACCTGCTCTGACAGAACCAAAATCTGTAGTGCTGCCATTACACCATAGAGCAATAAAGTTTCGCATACATCTGTAGTAATTTCATGGCGAAAACAGGAAAACCTTTATCTGTTGCAAAGATACTATTAATATTAATATCTCCAACAGATAAAGGTCTTATTTAATTCTTATTAGTAGAAGTATCACTATCAATGTCTTCTACGGGGCGGATTTAATCATTTACATTAGTAGGTATTATACCAAGTATATTATCTCCTAATTTATAGTAACTGTTACTCTTATCAAGACCAGTAATATTACTATAAGCTCTATAGATAGGTATCTGTCTAGTAGTAAGAACATAAAGCTTATTTTCTCCAGCATATCTACCACTACTATAATCCCAGTTATAATCATCACCAGCTATAAGTCCTTCGGCTATAATATTCATAGCTTTAAGAATATCACTAGGCATAGTCTGAGCTGCAATAGGAGAACTATATAACTTCTTACCTTCAGTTATAACAAATGGAGGAGTATACATCATAACTTGAGTTGCAAGACTATCTGCTTCATAAATAAGAAGATTTCCTAAAGTACTATTTTCAAGTTCTTTATCATCCCAAATTGCATGAGCAGCAAGAGACATAGCAATAGCAGATACTGAACCTGCAACATTACCCATAGCTCTAAGTATTGCAGCACGTTGATAACGAGGTAACATATTCCAGTTTGTATTAAAGTTTGTAACCATATCTACATAACCCATAAACAACTTTTGAAGAGCTTGTAATGCACCAAGTTGAGTACCATTAATTTCTCTATCTGCTTTAATCTTATCTAAAGGCATTGAAAGGAAATCCATAAGAGCAGGACCACAACCTAATGTAAAAGCTCCACGTTCTTCATTGAAATAACCTTGTCTTCTATAATGTTTAAGAATACCAGGATATATATGTTTATGATATTGCATAGCAAGACTACCCCACCAATGCTTTTCAAGTTGTGCAGCACCAAGCTTATCATATACACCATGTATTTCTTTATTAACACTAATAGCTTTACCTTTAAATTCACCTAAGAATTTATAAGCATCAGAAACTTCTTTATCTGCACTAAGAACATCAAGTTCTGCAAGTTTACTATTTTCTTTAAAAGATAGTCTACCATCTTTTAAATCAAGATTATCAATAACTCGACTATATTTTTCAAATTCAGTAGTTGCAGTCTTTTCAAGTTCTTTCTTTGTTTTAACAAATTCTTTTTGCATCTTATTAGGAAGAGTTCTAGCAAATTCAGTAGTAAAATCTTTACGACCAAAAACAAACTCTTTAAGTTTATTAGCATCTTCTTTTATAGTACCGACATAGTTATTAAACTTAGCTTCAAATTCAGTACCTTCAATAATACGCTTTAGAGCTTTTTCGTGACAATCAGCAATATATTCATATTTACTCATAGCACGATACTTTATTTTACCTCTATTTTCAGCATCAACTACAGGTACAAGTCTATTACTATACATAAGAGTAAACATAGCAGCATTTTGCATAAAATGTTCACCCATAGCATTAGGAGAATAAAGAGCATTTCTAAGTTTCTCAAAAGCAGTACCTGCATCAAGATGATTACCATCACTAATGCCAGCAAGTTGGTCAAAGTCAATAATATTCATTTCTTTGACTATAGCACTAGCTAATGTTGAAGCTTTATCTTTACCAAGGTCATTAATAAAACTCCATGAATTTTGCATCCATAAAGCTTTACCAAGAGCGTAGTCTTTAGCACCAAAAAATTCTTTAGCTATCCACTCACCTGCTAAATTTGATTCACCAACAGTAACATTACCGATACCACCAGTAATATTAAGCATCATAAATTTAGCACTAGTAAAAGATTGAAGAAGACTACTAACTTTAGTAAAGTTAGCATTACTTTCTTTAAATTGATTATAGATAATTCTACGAATCCAATTTTCATATTGACCTTGAAGTCTTTCATCTTTTTGAGTAAGATAACGAATTTCACCTCTAGCACCTCTTTGATGGTCTTTCTTTAGATTACTCCAACCTACATTCTTTTGATATACTTCCATTCTATCAAGCATTTCTTTACCATAATAAAGCATATACTTATTATCTTGTATAGCATTAAAATGAGCAGCTTGAGTAATGAAATTTGAAAGTACAGTACGATAATCTCTATTAAGTAAAGCACGATGAATTTCTTTATTCTTCTTCAATGCTTCTTCCATACGTTTATTATAAGCTGTAAGTGCAGCATTATATTCTTCATCATCAGCATAAGATATACGCTGTGGCTTAGTCTTTTTAATATTCTCTATATTAACAGAATCTTTATTTCTAAGTTGTTCCATTAACATAGGCATATCAATAGCTTTATCATCAGCATAATCTATATGATAGAAAGGGTCTCTACCATTCTGAAGTTTATCACTATAACCAAGAAACTCTAGGAATTGTTTTCCCCACCATTTTGCATCATGTTCTGCATCTTTACTCATAGAAGGAAGATAACCTCTACTTATAAAACGTTTTGCAGATTCAGTTTGAGCAAGAACATTAAGAGTCTTCTGAATATGAGACATAAGTTTTTGTTGATATTCATTAAGAACAACTTCTGAATCATAAGTTTTATCATCAGTTTTCTTATAATTATCAACATAACCTACACCTTCTTTATAGTTTGTATTTCTATATGCAGCTTTAGGAGCTAGTTCAGTTTGAGCATAACCAGCATTCCATTCACCATTTGCAACAGCAGGTATAACTTGAGTTTTTCTCCATATTGCAGTAGGTTCCATTCTATGAGTATAAGGATTAAATACATGATTTCTATCATACCACTTTTTAAATTCAGCATCACCTTTTGCTCTTTGTTTTTTAAGTTCAGCTTCATAATAAGGAGTATTGACAGTCTCAAGATTATTATGTATAGTACGATAAGCTTCAGTTCTTTCGTCCATTTGTTTACGAAGTTGTTCAGCTTTCTTTTTACCTTTTGTCTTGAGATATTTATCCATATCTACTTTAAGTGTACCATAAAGATAACGGTTAGGTATTCTATCCTTAGTTTCATCATAAACTATATTACCTGAAGCGTCAGTAACAACTTGATATTTATCATCGAGTTTTGGAATACCCATTTTATTAACTCGTTCCCAAGCTTTATAATACTTAGCTCCTTTAGCTTTAGCTCGTTCTTCTTCTAGATTAAATGCTTCTTTGCTGTAATTATCTAAATCTACAAAACGAGTAACAAAATAAGCAATAGACTTACCATTAGTACTATCTTCTGTTTTCTTCATACCAGCAAACAAAGGTTGATAAGCTTGATAAAGTTTATCAAGTTCTTCCTCAGTAAGCTCTGAAGTAGCAACATGTTTAGTAGCAATGTCATAATGTGGAGCAAGTATTTCATTAACTTGTTTCACTATTTGCTGATACTCTTTGTTTGGAACACCATTAGCTGCAAGTCTTTTATAAACTTCAGAAGGATAAACAACATCATCTTCAGGACCATTACTAATAAGAATACGGTCATTTTCCATACCATATTTTGTATTATTAAAACGTTTCTGAGCTTCTTCTTGAATAGCAGCTTGTTGTTCTTCAGTAAATATAGTACCATCTAAGCGACCAAATTCATCATAAGGATTTACATTAGTTGCTTTAAGTTTTCTAAGATATACTTTAAGCTTACTATTATTTTCACCCTTATAACCCATAGTTTTATATGCTTCATGTATAGCTTCTTGAATACTTGGGTCAATCGTCCATTTAGCATTAGTAGCAAGCCAAGCTTTTGCAGCTTTATATTCTTTATTCATTTCAAGCTGAGAAGCAGGAACGCTAATTCTACCAGATGGGTCTCTAGCTTCAGCAGTTTCAACAATATCAAGCATACGCTTTAGTTGGTCTTCAAAACCTTTACGAACTCTACTATCATTATATTTATTACGAATATCATTAATAGTTCTGAGATATTTATCAAGAGCTTTACAATCATCAGCATTATTTATTCTAGCTTTATGGTATCTTTCTTTATCAACAATCTCACCAGTTGAAGGATTCATACCAGGATAACCCATGATAAAACTCTCTTTAGGTTCACCATTATCTAAATCATATTCAGAACGAATATCATTAAGATGATACCAAAGATTCTTTAATTCAGTTTCCTTTTCAGGACTAAGTGTACCATCAATTCTACTGGCATTAATTTCATCAATCATAGCTTTTGTCTTAATATATTCTTCAAGTATAGGTCTATGATTTCTATAAAGTTCATCTTGAGCATCATAAAGTTCTTTATAATAACTATCAACAAACTTACGATTTACATGGTCTAATAAAAACTTATCAAGTTTATGTTTAGCTTCAACGTAAGCTTCAGGATTATTAATTATATCTGATTTAGCATTACGTTCATCTTGTCTAAGTTTATTTAAATCATTTTCAAAGCTATCATTATAAGGACGAATAAATCTACCATCAGCGTCAATAATATCATCAAATGGCAAATGAACTCCAGCAGCTTCTGCATCAGCAAATATTTTATCTATTTCCTTATTGAAAATATCTACAGTTCTTCTAGCTTGAAGTTCTTTAGCTCTAATATCAGACGTTACATTTTTAGTAAGTACTTGTATAAAAGCATTACCAGAATCCTGTAAATCACCAACCCAAGCATCAAACCAACTAGTAGAATGGAAACCATCAAATACACTAATAAGATTATTTTGAATTTGAGGATTATCACTAAGCTTTGCAAGATAATCATTAGCAAACAACTTTTCAGCTTGTTCAATAATAGAAGTATCTGTAAGTTGTTTAATTGCATTTTGAAGTCTTTCTACATAAGCTATAGTATTATCACTATCTACAGATTTATCAACTTTAACTGAAGCAATATTACCATATTTACTAATCAAAGCTCTAGCATCAAGAAGAGTCTTTAAATATCTTCTTCTTTCAGCAGGGTTATTTCTAATAATATCTATAGTACGAGCATCATTTACAGATAAGAAATGACCATTTTCATCTTCAACAAACTGATTAAGTTGTTGAGTAATATCATTAACTTTATCTTCAACATAAGTTGTTATATTATAATAAACATCTTCAGCTTGAGATTGGAATTCGTTACGTGTAGCATTAAAACCTTTAGCTGAAAGATTATTTACTTTTTTACGAGCAGAATAATCACCTTCATGACTTCTACGATTCATATCATTATAAGCATCAATAGAGAAATCAAGAACACTAGCACCAAGCTTAGAATTAGTATTTAAAGTAGCATTAGGCTTACCTTTTGATTTAACTCTTACAAAATAAGTGTTATAAGGTACGTTAATACCTAAGTCTTTAGCTCTATCTATTTCAGATTTTCTAGGAGCTCTAAATTCAAATATTTCATCAACTTCATTAGTAACTTTTTTACCATCTTCTATAGTAACATAAGTTCCTTTAATATGTTGAGGATTACCAAATACAGTACCAATAGATTTACTTCTTAAATAGAAACTTTGAATAGTAAATTCTTTACCGTTACTTTCAGGATATTTATTAAGAATTTCATTAATAGTAAACTTAGCAGAAGCTTCTTGATACTTACTAGGATTATTAATATCAAAAGCATTAGCATTTTTAAGTTTAATATGTTTGATGTTAAACTTATAAGCTTGAGCCATTTCATTAAGATCATCTATAGTAGGAGTATCACCTTTCTCTAATCTATTAATATAATCAATATAAAAACCTTCACTTCTATAACCTTTAGTATTTTCTCTATTGAGACTTACTTCACTAGTTTCATTTTCATCAAGTTTGGTAATAGGATAAGCATATATTTTATCGTTATTTTCAACGATTTTATAAAGTCTAGCTTTATATTCTTTACCTACTTTTTCATTAAGATGAACATAATGATTTGCATAAAAGTCATCATTAGTATTTGATTCATTAATAAAACCATACTTAGCAGCAAGTGCTCTTTGAGACTTTAAATTATTATATTCAGCAAGAGCTGTTTTAAGTTCTGCATTAAGCGATTTAATTTCATTATCATCATCAGTAGCTTCTATGTCACGTCTAAGATTAACAATCTTTTCTCCAACAATACTAATATCAGATAAATCAAATACAAAAAGATTATTTGGCTTTTTGAACTTACTTAATTCAGAAACATAAGTACCATTTCTACGAACATTCTTAACTGTCTTATGATAAATAAAATTATTATCACTATGAGAACGAATATAACGTTCAGCAACATCATAAGTTCCAGCAAAATTATTAAACTCATCAACTATATAACTAATAGCAGATTTACCACCAAACAAATCAGGATTTCTAAGAGCATCATTTGTAATAACTTTACTAATACCATTACGTCTCATCTTGAAATTCTCAACAGCAAAAGCATATTTAATCATATCAATAGCTGCAAGTCTAACAAGAGGATTGTCGCTATTAGCTGCTTGGTCGAATAACATATAAGCAGTTTCTACATCAGTAGTATCATCTTTAAATTGAATACTTTGCTTAGATTGACCAGTAGTATTATATTCATATTGATTGAACAAGTTTACTTTAAGCAAACCAAATATACCAGCATCTTCAGATTTACTTTGAAGATAAGCAACCTTTTGAGCAGGAGTAAGCTTAATAAAAGCCTCTACTTCAGAAGGAGTTGGTCTATTAATATATTCACAATCAAAATTAAACTGAAGTTTAGCATTATATCCAAAGATTCTTTGACGTTCAGCAATAGTATCACTTTCATTATCAAAACCATAAGCTAATGTACCATCTTGCTCAGCAAATACTTTACTACTATACATTACTGAAGCAACATGATTATATATACTACTAAGAATATATTGTTGAAAATCATTATATTCTTTCTCATTAATATTACGACTTCTATCACTAAAAGTATTTTCAAGACTATAAACAAGATTCTTAAAACTATCAGTCTGAGTATCAAACAACATGCTATTAATACTACTAGATGTAGCAGTAGCATACTTTAAGAAGCAATGAAGAGAAGGATATTTAGATTGACTATCATTATGTTTATCCATCATATAACTTCTAATATCTACAACTTTATTACCAGCAGCATTTTTAGTAAGAAGACCAGGATAAATAGCTTCAAGGAAAGACATTTCATTATCTTTATCTTTAACAGAAAGAACATTTTCTATATTAGCGTTTTCTCCATTAACAATTTCTTGAATATCAGTAAATACTTTATTAGTAGCAAAAAGAGTTTGCTTAGCACCAAATCTATCAGGATTGCAAACACGAGCTAAAGAACTAATACCTTGAGCTAAACGATTAATATCATTATAAGCAAAAAGTATAGACATATCATACACCATATCTTCTACGGGGCGGCTCTCCTTTTGATTAAGTCTATTGGTTAACTCTTTATAATCAAGAATAACTCCGTTATTAGAAGTAAGACTATATTCTGTACCAAGAGCAGTATTTACTTTGTCTATTACAGTTTTAATATTGTCATCTTCTGTTACACCAATATTCATTTCAATAGCTAATTTTTTAATAGCATTATGAATAGGTTTAGAAGTATCTTCAGCATAAATAGACTTACTAGCATTATACTCTTCTACAATACGACTAATAGCAGGCTGCATAATAAATGCAACAGTTGTGTCGTAATTACTACCAATATCAGGAAGAGTTTTATATACTGCAAAAGTAAAGTCATTCACATTTGGAATAGCACCTTCCTTAACAGCATCAAGAATATGAGCAGTAGTTTGAGAAGTATATGCAGTAAGAATACGTCCATCTACATTTTTATTATCGTTGGTCCAACCAATTTTATCATGAGTAATTACCAAAGTTTTATTATCATTATTGACTTCGCTAATATTTTCTTTACCGAATCTATCTTGTAAACGTTTAAGTCCTTCTTTAGTACCATCATAAGTGTATCTAATTTTAACTTTATAATCATTATTTATAGTAGGTTGAACTGTATTACAAACAGAAACAAAAGTATCACGAGTAACACTAAATGCTTTAAGTTTAGCACCACTCATAACATCTTCTTGATAATCAGCTTGGTCAAGGAAGTCATAAGAACTTCTAGCATTACGTATTTTCTTAACTACAGGGTTAATAACTTTATCACGTGCATTAATAATATCATCAAAATTAGAACGTGACAAGTTTTCCTCAAGAGATATATCATCTTTAAGAATATCAATCATATCATCAAGAATACGATTATTACGAGCATTACGTGTATTAGCATCTTCTACATTTTGAGCTAAATATTCATTATAACTCATAATACCAAGTTTTTTAGCAGCTTTATTAAACTTATCAATTCTAGCTTGAAGAATCTCTTTAGCTTTATCAGACTTAAAAGCCTTTTTATCAATATATTCATTACTAATAGAATCAACCATATCTTCATGTACTGAAATGAAATTTTTATCCGCATCATCAAGAGTAGTTTTATTAGTACGAATATAATCAGCTACAAATTGAAGTTGTTTAAGATAACTATCTTTTGTAAGTTTACCAGTTTCTGGATTCTTTACAGCTTGAGATTCAAAATCTTTATGAGCAGCTTTTACAAGTTCTTTAGTTTCATCAGATAAAGCGTCATAAGCTTGAGTTTCTTCTTCAGCTAATTCTTTACGAGACTTTTCAAATTGTTCATCTATTTCTTTATTAAGTTTTTCAAAAGCTTCTTTAACTGACTTATCTTTAATCTTATCAACTTTCTCAAGATGTCTATTTACATAGTTAGCATAATCGTAAATATCAAGTTCATCAGAATAACTTTGTTTACGAATATTACCATGCTTATCTACATAACTACTATATTGAATACCATATACAGAGTCAATATCAAAGTCAGAACCAGTTTGAGAAACCCAATCATCAGGAACAACAATAGTAGAACCTTGAGCGTCATCAAGTAAACCAACTACTTTCATTACACAAACAGATTGTTTACCCTCAGTTGGAATACGATAACCAATAAGAGTATCAAGACCTGCATCTTGAAGTTCTTTAAGAAGTTCTTCTTTACTCTTTTTATAAGTACCATCAGCATTCTTAGCAAAACCAAAGTTACTAGCAGGAAGCATTATTTCAACATAACGTTCACCTTCTGGATGTTTTTTAGTTACAGGATGATAACGAAGAATTTTAGATGTAGTCAATCCATTCTTTTGATATATAGGAATAACTATATCTTTATCATCTTTTTTATGTTTGATAGTTCTTTCTCCTACTTTTTTCCAACCTTTTCCAAGTTTATTTAAAGCATAAACTCCTCCGTCAGAAATACTTCCCCAAGTAGAAACATTTGCTCCATTAGGAATAGCATTTCTTAAAGCAGTATATAATTCATCTCGTTCTTCTTTAGTAGAAGGATTTACAACTTTACCATCTTGTTCAACTTTACCTATCTTTTCAGTAGTAGTTTTAAAATGAACAGAGTAATTGTTATCTTCTTTATCTTTTACTAATTCAAACCAACCTTTCTTCTTTCCTTTTATATAAATTCTTAAAGCTTTACTTTTATATCCAGGAGTTTTCTCTCTATCATAAACTTCAACATCAAATTTAGTTTTATCTATACCATCAAGATTAAATGGATTTTCTTTAGTATATTTCTTACTATTAAAACCAACATTAGTAATTTGAGCAGCATGGAAACCAGGAAGAGTTTGACGAGTAATAGCTCTATTAAATACAGATTGACTAACACTTTCAAGCTTAGTAATAGCATTACTAAGAATCATAGGCATATTAGCATTAGGTCTTCCAGTAATAGGATTAACAGCTTGTTCAGCAAGAGTTACATAATCCATCATATTACTATCAAGACCTAAACGCATACACTCTTCTTTCAACTTATTAAAGAATGTATGATAATCTATACCTTTAATAGTTCCATCTGCTTCAAAAAGAATATTACCATTAGCATCTCTAGGAATATTAAGTTCATTAGCAAGTTTATTAAATGAATCTCTAATGTTAGCACTATAAAGCTTAAAGAACTCTTCTTTCTTTTCATAAAGACGACTATTAACTGGAATATTATCAACAATCTTCTTCATAATTTGAATACCAGCTTTATTTTCAGCATTCATATGTTGAGGAGTTTCTTGCTGAGTATAAAGATGATTATAATCATACTCTTCAACATAGTCTTTAGCATGAGCATTAAAATCATCAATATGCTTTTGTGTTACTTCTCCAGTCTTACTATCAAAAATTTCAAGTACTCTAGCTTTACCAGCTTTACTTGTTTCTTCTGTATTAAGTTGGTCGATACCATTATCTTTCATAAGATTATAAACTTGTTCAAGCTGAGTACCTTTTATAAATCTAGGTACAAGAACAAATTCAGCATTCTTAATTTGACGAGGTACAAATCTCTTAGAATACTTATCAAAGTAATGGTCATAATAGAAGTTCTTTTGTACTTGTACAAAAGTATCAATATCGCCAACACTAAGAGGTTCATCATTCTGAATCTTCTTAATAAGAGGAAGATATTCATTAAGCTTTCCTCTACCAGCAATACGACGAACCCATTCTTCAAAAGTAATATAAGATTGAGCATCATTTACAGTAGTACCTTGATAACCACCTATTAAAGTTCTAGCTTGGTCAATAGTAAGACCAGCATTCTTTACAAGGTCTTTTACAAGACTACCATCTTCAGAAAGTTGTTTACCATCTTTATCAAATGTTGCAACTTTACATTCTTCAGAAGTTCTAATAGTATTTTTAATAGTTACACCTCTAAATTTATTACGTTGTGTAACATTAAGAGGATTTTTATAAGTAGCAAATTCAGCTTGAACTCTACTAGTATTAAGTTCACTAAATGCTACATCTGTTATTTCATTAGCGTAATCAGTAGTATAATCAGCAAAGCCATAAGGTACTCCACTAGCCTGGTCTTCCTTAGTACGTTTAAGAAGAGTTTGATTATCTTTATAGAACTTAGTATCACCTTCAAATAAGTCATTAAAGTTACCACACATAAGTCTATAATTAAGTACAAAATCAGCAACATTATCATCGTTTATAATATTAGCAACATCTATACTTTTAAAATTATCAAACTTTTCGACTTGTTGATTTACATAAGTAGTAATAAAATCACTAATCATATTAGCAATCTCATCTTCTTGTTCTTTAGAAAGATTTACAGTAACTTCATCACCATTAGCAGTAAAGTGAATATAACCATCTATATCCGCCCCGTAAAGAGAAGGAAACATCTTTTCTAATAACTTCTCTGCTTTATTATCTACATTACCATCTTTATCAGTAAGTTCAAATCTATCATCGTGAAATAGTCTACCAGTAAAAGTAAGAGCTTTAGTAGTAGGATTCATTTCTACAAAATGTTTATGATCTTTACCTACTTCATAAATAGCATAAGCTCTTCTAGCACTTTCTTCATCAAATCCCCAATCACCTTTAAATTTAGGTTGGTCAGCAAGTTCAGGATTTTCTTCTTTTTGCCAACGAAGAATTTTACCAGTACTATCAGTTTCAAACCATTGATTAATAGAATGAGCCATGTCTGTAAGTTCTTGCACAAACATGTTTCTATATTGTATATAAAGTGGATGATTAGTATTTATAACTCTTTTTACTTTAGTATTACCAATCATACCTGTAACATTAGCTCTACGATTAATCTTAGATACTAAAGATTGATAAAGAGTAGGAGAAAATCTATCACTAACTTTAGTCTCATTCATACTAGAAATAAGAACAGGTTTAGCATCAGTAATATAATAAGCTCCATTACTATCTATATCAAGAGTTCCATGAAGTTCATATTTATCTACTTTACCACTATCATCTGTATATTTATAACCAACAGCAATTTCAGAACCTGATTTATGATTTTTACCTTCAAGAATATTAAAAGGCATAATCTTTCTACGACCAATAGTTTTAGTAGTCAAATCGTGAAGCATTTGATTATATTCTTTATTGGTGGTAAGATTAACAAATTTAGAAGTTTTTACTTCATTATCTGCACGAGTTTCACTAGGAATTTCTGTATCAAGATAAGTTTCAATAGCTTGACTAACTTCTTTACTATTTTCTACATTGAAAAGATTACCATACCTTCCTCCTTTAGTTCTATATCTAGCAGCTCTAATAATAAAATCCTTAGGAGCATCAGAAGGAACACGCATGAAGTAATTAGCAAAATCAATATCGTATTCATTCTTAGAAAGATAATCAGCTTCAGTATTTACAAAATTAGCAATAGCACTATATATATAATCCATTTTACTCATACCAGAATAAAGTACATTCTGACCAGTATTAGGATTACCAGCACCGTTAAACAAACTAACATTAATCAAATCCTTAGCATATTCTGTAGGAACATACTTATCTCCAAGTTTACGGAAAAGACCAAATACTTTAATCTTTCCATCAACACCACGTTGCTCAAGAAGAATATTACTAAGATTATATTGATTACCTTTTTCTTTAGAATTAACACGGAACTTTTCATTACCATATTGAATAAGAGCTTCAGGAGAAAGTTTACCTTCAGCATCAACAGACATTTCAGTACCATTAATAGCATTCATAAGATAAGTAATCATAGAACTATTAATAATATCAGAACTTTGATTACCAAGAACATTCTTAGAATTAAACTGAAGAGCAACAGTAGAATAAGCTTCTATATCAGTAGCAAAACTATTAGCAGCAGCTACAGCAGTAGCAGGAATAATTTCAGTATGTAATGGAATATAAGTTTCATTATCATCATGTTCTTCTCTATTCCATTCTCTTTTATGTTCTTGCTCTTCACGAAGATTATCATTTGCTTTAGCAGAAGCATCACTAATATTTTTCAAATGAGCAAGAAGATTACTAGTATTAATATCAATATCAACACTGCCATTAGTTTTATTACCAATAAGATAGTTTCTTACAGCATTGGCATCCATGTCAGGATAATAAGCTTTAAGAGCTTTAGTTAAATTAGCAACAATATCAGCAAATGCAGCATTACGTCTAATCTCATTTTTAGCAGAAAGTTTATATCTTCTTTTAGCACTTTCTACAGCAGAACGAAATACTTCAATAGCGTTTGGGTCAACATTAAGTGTAGTGTGCTTTACATTATTTTGAAAACTAAATATAAGAGATTGTCTTCTATTAGATTCTTTATTAGAAAGTACAGCTCTAACTGTACCATCAGCGTCAGTTCTAGTTTCAGTCTTAGGCATAATAGTCTTTACAAACTGACTTCTAAATCTAATAGCAAAATCTCTATTAGTTTTTAAATCCTCATAAAGTTTAATAAGACCAGACATTTCTTTATTCTGTTCAGCAATAGTCTTAATGCTATTAATAAAACTAGTAATATTATCTCTACTTATTTTAGATATAATAGCAGCTGTTACTTTCTTACCATCAATAAAATCAATAGTACCAAGTTCATTACTTCTATCATAATTATATTTGCCATCAACTTTATTAATATCGTTAAGCTTAGGAATAGTGAAAAGTATCATACGAATATCTTCATCAATACCTTTCATAAAATTACTTCCCATACCACTGTTATCATCCCATCTAGCAGTAGTACCATCTACATCAAATTCTTTGTTAAAGTCAGCAAGTTCATCATTTTCGTTACCATTAAGAATAGATTCCATTTCACTATCTAAATCTACCTTCTCATCAATAGCTTCATCAGACTTAAAACGAAGCATACCTAGACGACTATCACCAGCATAAATAGAATTAAAGAAAGAAACTTTATTAAGAATCATTTCTTTAACCATAGCATAAAAGTTTTTATCTTCTTTACTAGCATTAGCAAAAACATCATCTGTTTTTTCAAAATCACCATCACTAGTAAATCCAAGAATTTGATTAACTAATCCAAGTATTTCTTTATTAGTAAACTTTTGACCTTTATTTTCAAAGTACTTTTTAGCTACTTGAACTGCACCAAAAGATACAACTCTATTAGCATAAAAATTAGCATTGTTATTATCTTTATTAAATTTACCTTTAACTACATCATTAGCAAAGAAAGTAAGTATATTATTACCTATAATTCTATTTGCCATAACTTTAGCTGTAGTACTAGTATAACCAAATCTAGTAACAATATCATTAAACTTAGATTTAGTAGTTTGAGCACCAACACTAAAATGTCTTGAATTATAAAATTCAAGAGCTTCTTGAGCAGCATCATTACCTAAACGGTAATCATCAAAATCTTTAGTAAATCCAGTCTTGGATTCAGGGTTATAAACTAATGTAGTTATAGCATTAAACTTAACTACATCATTACCACAAAGTTCTTTGAGACGGGTTCCAGTCTCAGTACCTAAAAAATCTTTAGGTGTAATAGGACAATTAGCCATAATTATATTATTTAATTAAACAATAAAGTTCTAGAGGATTTTAAATTCTCCTCTAGAACCATGAAATTTATTCTGTGAATAATCTATCGACAAGATATAGAAAATTCGCCACGCTCAACCATATCGAACATACGAGATTGTTCGTCCATTGGAAGTGCCCGGACTGCTGAGTATAACGAAGAAAAACTGCTTAAAGTTTTATCATCAACACTACTACCCATATTAAGTAAATCATCAAGTTCATCTTCATCAACTGCATCATTACTTTCTGTAATATTTGAAAGATTATCATCAGCAGGAACTTCTTCAGGAACTTTTTCTTCAGGCTTAGTTTCATCTTTCTTAAATTCAAGAGTACCTTCAACAGGAGCTTTAGTTTCTTCTTTAACTTCAGTTTTAGGAGCAACTTTATTTTCTTTGAATTTATCAGCAAGAATATTAAACTCTTTAGCTCTAAGAGATTCATCCCTAATTTCAATACCAAACAGCCTACTTATGAACTCCATAATCTTTTGCCAAAGACTACTAGTCTTACCTTTATGTTCACCTTCAACTTTAACAGAATTAAGATAATCCATAAGACCTTTAGAAGTAAGAGATTCTACAATGAACTCTTCAAGTTGAGTATCTGGTCTTGTACTAAACTTTTCAAACTGATATTCTTTAATGTGAGTAAGATAACCACGAAGAGCATCTATATTAGCAGCTTTATTATCGAAGCGAGCATTAATCTCATCGAAAGTATTATCGTTAAGATTAGCTAAATCAGCATCAATAGCTTTAACAAAATTATCATATATAGTTCTAAGCTTTTCTCTAAACTGCTTAGGATTTCTACTATTATTGATTTGACTATGTAGTTTTTCATGGATAAGAACACGAACTGCATCATCACCAGCAGTATTAGCATCAACAGTTCTACTTAACCAATCATTACCTACAACTATTTCTTCATTTTCTGAATCATAGTAAGCTAAAGCATTTTTGTTTGCTTCATCACTTTCTCTAAACTTTTGTATCTTATCGTCATCAAAGATAAAGTTTTCAGGGAATATAGCATCAGTTACTCCATTATATTTTTTAAGTTTAACTATTTTACTAAAAGACTCTTTAGATTTCTCACTAAGAAGATACTCAGCAATAGTTTCACCTTTATTAGCAATACTATCATTATTAATAATACTATTTATAGCATTACGTACAATAGTTTGTGGAGTATCAGTAGGAGTTTCATCTACTACATCTTCTACGGGGCGGCTTTCAGAAGTATTAAATATATCAATTTGAAGAGTTTGATTACTACCTATTTTATCAACACCAACAGCTCGATAGTTAGAACTATTTTCTTGTTCCAAATCAACACGAACTAAATCATTGTCAATAAGGAATTGACTATAAGTACTATTATTAATATCAAAAGCATTCTTTCCATTATATGCTGGAATATTAATATGAAAGCCTGTTTTATCTCTACTAATAAACTTATTTTTAGTAGGAAGATTAGTATTGTTATCTCCATTAAGAAGACTAGAACTTATATTAATTTTAGCACTAGCTTTAATATCTTCTATTAAATCAGATACATCATCAAACTTATAAAGCTTTCCATCTTTACGTTTAATTACATTTGGTGCGGCATTAGGGTCTTTAGCACTACGAGCAAAGAATGTATATTCGTTACCGTTAGCTTTAAGAACTAAATTACCATTATTTTGAACAACAATAGAATTACCTAAAGACAAGATAGCATTACGTCTAAAATTAAATATATTATTAATAAACTCTTTAACTTCATTCCAATCATCAAGAGACTTAACATTAACAAGTCTATCTTCTAATTGAGCAGTAACAGAATTTACTAAAGAATTAAGTATTCTATTTTCAGGAGCATTAACTTTTTCTCCATTACGATAATAAGTATCACCTATATAAACTCTAGGAAACGCTGCAACATAATCTATAGTACCATTAGTATTAGGAAGAGCTAAGAATGTTTGTCCATTAGCACTATTATAACCTGTATACTTTTGAGTACCTAGTCCTGAAATAGCTACATAACCATTAGAAGTAGCACCTATATAAGCTTCACTACTATTACTAAGAACTTCTTTTATTGGACGAGCTACATCTTTAGAAGGTCTAGTTTTACCATCAGGAGTAAGTTCTTTATTATGAGCACGAATTACTTCACCTTTAGAAAGAACATTAACTCTAGGAGTATAAATTCCATTTGCTACATTTGTAGCAATATTAATTTCTTCTCTAAGTTTGTCATAATATGTATCAATACTGTCAATAAGAATATCATTATATTCTCCAACAGCTACATTATTTGTAGGTTTTACTTGATAACAATATCTCCAAAGTTTAGCAAGACCATTAAGAAGTTTCTCATAATTAGGATTTTCAGCATCTCTAACATAATGATTATTAACTGCACGTTGTATTCCTTTATGAGAAGCAAAAGCAGCAACTAATTGTTTATATTCATCTTTAGATAACTTATCAAAAGCCGCTCTATAAATAATATCATCAAGAGTAGAATAATCTATTCCATCAATAGTATCTCTACTGAGAATATCTTTAATGAATTCTTTAACTGGACCATCAGGAGTATTATTATCTCCAGCAATAGTATGCATCCAATCATCAGCAGGTCTAACATAAAGACCAGTACCTTTATCAATACTAGCTAAAGCTTGCCAACCTATAGTAACACCATTATGTTTGTAAAGAAGAATAGTAGTATTAGTTTTATTCTTTTTACTAATTTCAGTTTCAAGAGCATCATTAGAATTAACTAATTTAAGTTCTTTCTGAGCAGCTTTAATACCATCTTCGTCAGTCACTTCAGATAAGTCAAGTTTAACTGTAGTAATAAGACTTTGTGCACCAAGTTCTACACTACGAACATAACTACTCTTATGTACATTACGTAAGAAATCAGCTTTATCTATTTCTTCAACATCAGTTAAAACAAATTTATCTTTAGCAGCTTCACTAGTAAGATAATCTTTAAGAGAATTATAAAATATTTCAGGAGCACCAGTATATTTAGATTCTTGCTCTATATATCTAAGTATATCTTCAAGTCTACCATAGTATTTTCCATTACGCTGAATCATCTTTGTATTCTTAGCGTAAGTATTAAGAAAATCATCAGCAGCTTTAATAAATTCTCCAGTAAGATTATCAAGCTTTTTAGTTTCTACAGAAACAGTTTGAAGATACAAATCTGCAACAGAAGAACCAAACATAGCTTTAGCTTCATTAGCATAATCATCTACATATTTATTAACTTCATCACTATCAAATCCTTGAGAAATAAGAGCATCTTTTTGTTGTTTAATTACTTCATCTACATCAGCATTATCATCCATTAAAGCACCCATGATATTACGACTAAGTTCCATATTTAAAGCTGTACTTTCGTCCATATCAAGATTAGCAATAGTTTTCTTAGTCTCAGTAACAGGAGGAGTAGTTTCTTCTTCTTTACTTTCCTCAGCACTAGTAGTAGGAGGAAGTATTGTTTCTTCAAGCCCCCCCGTAGAAGATGTGGTAACTGAGTTATCTTCCTCTTCTTCTTTACTTTCTTCCTCTTGTTCAGCTTCTGCTTGTTTAGTTTGTTCAACTAAAATTTCACTACCTAATAAACCTTTTTCAAAAAGAAGAACATTACCGTCATCATCTACAATAATATGAGGAGGATAAACAACTTCAACACCATCCTCATTAGCAAGCTCTGGATTATCAAAAAGTTTATCATCATGCCAGGAATTTTTACCATCAGTAAAATCAACTTGATATTGATTATATCCTTTAGGTGTAAGAACAAACTTACCATTATCTGTACTAGTTATTCCAGTAACATCACCATCATCATTAAACGACAAATTTTGTGACTTGCTTGCATCGAACTTTGGCTTAGCCTTTTCCTTTTTAGAATTGCCCTGTTGCGTATTTCCTTGCGCCTGAGAGCTTTCGGGTTGTGGCGCTGATTGATTATTCGTCGGGGCAGGTTGAGGCGATTGTGGCGCATTATTTTGCGTGCCTGACTGTTTTGGTTCACTTTGAAGAGTAGGAGCTGGAGTAGCAGCTGGAGCAGGACTAGGAGTAGGAGCTGGAGTATTACTATTTGTAGTAGTACTTTCAGGTTCTTCTTCTCCATCATTAGCTTTATTTCTAGCAGCTTTAATTTTAGTTCTAAGAATTAAGCTATCTTGAATTGTATTAGCTAATCTATAATTAAGACCGCTACTAAGATGAAGAGCATCAAGACTTTCTTTAAAAGCTTCTCTTTCTTTATTAGTCATAAAAGAAGTAGCATCATCAAAGTTATCTTGCTCATCGTTAAAGTAAGCATTTACAGCAGCACGAATATTACCATTTTCCTCATCTTTATATTTATCAGCTAAATCATTAATATAACTATAACTAGTATCAATAACTTTCTTACGAGCTTCATTCATAGTATTTTGTTTATAACTAAGTTCAGCAGCAAGGTCTGTTTCATTATTGACAACTTGAGCTTGGTCATATCTACGAGAAAGTTCAAGTTCAGCTTGTTTGAGAATAAAGTCAGAAAGTTTAATACCAGTACTATTCTTTTCTTTATCGGCTTCTTTAACAAGATTATTAATTCTAGTTATATTATTATTAGCAGTTTGAATTTGATTAAGTACATTAGTAGGACTATCAAATTCAGCAAGTCTTTTTGAAAGACCATTTTCATTAGCAAATTTTTCAAAGTTACGAACAATAGTTTCATCTGTAAGTTGAACACCTTTTTCATCAACACCACTAAATAAATCATCATAAGCTTTAGCTAAAGGGTCTTGACTATTACGTCCAAGATTACCTTGATCGTCTCTTTCACTAGCAAGCATAACAGCAGTTGTAAGACGAAGTTCATCATTAGAAAGCATATCGCTATACTCATTGATAGTACGATTAATATTATCAATAGCTACTTTATCGCTAATAGTTTTACGATTCTTAGCTATAAGTTCTTTCTTTCTAGCATACAAATCACTAATCATATTAGTTATAAGAGCATGACGAACAGCACCTTTTACTTGTTCACCAGTATAATTTTGACCAATAACTTTTCTAATGTTTTCTTCATTAAGAACTGTGTTTATAAGATTATCTGCAACTTGTTCTTTATTTTTAGTATTTGCTATCTTTTGATTATAAACAACATTAGCACTAGCTATTTCTTGAAGATATTCAATAGGAACACGGTCTGGTTCTTTTTTATTATGATTTCTATTTTGAACAATACCTATAAGACCTGAAAGTTCTTTAGTATATGCGTCCATAACAGCATCAACTTTAGCAATATTATTAGCTTGAATTTGTTTAGATTCAGCTTCATTTACTACACCTTTTTCTACCATAGCTTTACGAACTTCTTCACTTTGTAAGAATAATTTTAAGTAATCAAGATTACCATGATGACCAGCACGTAATGCTAATGTAGTAATAAAATCATTTTCAGCAGCTTCTTTAGCAGCTTGACTTTCTTCAGGACTAGTAAAACTTTTATTATTATCAAAAGGATTCTTTCCATCATTGATTTTATTCATCCTTTCAATATAAAGATTAGTATCTTTTCCCCAGTGAGCAATATCAGCTTTACGAGACTTAGTTTCACCAAGTTCACTAATACTAAAAGGTGAAGACTTACCTTGTTCACCAGTAGTTTTATCTTCTTTTTTATTAGCTTTATCTTCTAAGGTTTGTCTAATACGACCAAAACCACTACCTAAATGATGAAATACAACACCACCTAATACACCCCAAAAAGCAGAGTCAGCAAGTCCTCCACTTTTAAGATACTTTTGAAGACGATTATCAAAAGGAGAATGGTCAGCATCTTGTTCACTAAGAAGAAGTTTACCAACATTCATACCTTCTATTTGAGATATATAGTTAACACTTTCTTCAATACCTTCACTAAGTTCTCCAGCTATTACAAGTTTCTCAGCTTTAGCATGGTCTTTAATCCACCAACCAGCTTTCTTCATCTTACCTATATTAGCATAGTATTTTTCAAACTCTTCAGCAGTTTTACCAACTTTAAGTTTTTCTAATCTTGCAGCTCTACTTACAGCGGCACTACCAGCATCAGAATTTCTAATACCTTTCCACATGTTACGAAGACCGTACATTTGAATAACATCAAATACTATATTACTATAGTTCATAAGGAAATCTGTATCAGCAGATTTCTTAGCAATACGTCTTGCAACAGCTTCTTTATCATTAGTATCGGTATCTTGAAGTAGTTCAGGATTTTTATTAACAAAATCTTGATATTGTTGAGCATTCATTTTATTAAGCTTATCATAAGCTTCATTGTACATATCTTTATATACACTTTGAGCTTCTTGATAATTTTCCATAGTACGTTGTAAAAGAGCATTTCCTCCAATACTAGCAAATCTACTAGCAGCACTTTCTACATCAGAACCAACAACAATACCATTACTACCAATAATTTTATTAATACCTTTTTGTAAAGCATTAAGTTCTTTATTAGAAGCTATAGCTCTATCTATACCAGCAATACCTTTAATGCCGTTTCTAGTCATACTAGCTAACTTAGAAGTCTTTGCAAGTTTACCAAGATAACCAATACCTTTAACAATACCAGTACTAGGAAGAAGTAATGTTAAACTAGTCATTACACTAGGTGCATTACTAGTCCACCATCCCCAATTTGTAAGACCTCCATTATAAATATCATTACGCTCTGGGTCACTATATATTGGAGCAACTTCATTTCTGAAATAATCTTGCCACTCTTGAAGTTTATTACTAATAGGATTTTGATAATCACCATCAGATTGAAATATACCATTAGTAATAGCATCAAATAAATCAGGTACAGCTTTAATTGTACCAAGAATTGTTTCACTAACAAGAGCTTGACCTAAAGAATTAAATGTTTTAGCAAAGTTTGATTGATTTTCAGCACGCTCTTTATCGAGATTAGTAATAATATTAGGAGTAACACCATAACGTTGATAATTATGAGTATCACCCATTACCCAAGCATTGTCTGCGTTCTTTGCAAATTCATTAGCTGCACCAGATGTAATATCTTGGTTTACATCTAAAGTATGAAAGAAGGGTTGTTGAGCACGACCCTTCTTTGTTTTAGGATTATAATTAGGATTGCTAACTATAACTCCACTATTATTAAAAACATTTTCTGTATTCATAATTAATCAATGTTATAAGCGTCATTATCATACATTCCTATATTACTAAGAATATAATTAGAATAAATAGCTCTTTGATTATTAATAAGATTAATATTATCTGTATCTACAAAACTATCCATAGCTTTAGCTAATTTAGTCTTATAATCTTCAGATGAAAAATCTCCATTTACAACATTATCAGCAATAGGAGCAAAACTTTGCCAAGCTTGCGGATAAAGTTCACTCATAGCACTAGTAACATAAGTGTCTACTTGTCTACTTAAATCTTGTTGAAATTGAACATTTAAAGAACCATCTTTATTTCTAAGACCTTTACGAAGATTACCATCTTCATCATAAAATTGTTTATTAGCTAAATCAATACCATCCTCAACTATGAGCATTTTATTAACTTTACGAAGTGCATCTTCTCTAGTTAAAGGTTGTACTCTACCACTATTATATTCCATTTGATAAACTGCCTTTCCAGTAGAAGGGTCATTATAAACATTAAGTCTACCATCTTGAGGAATATCAACAGAATAATTATACATTTCCATACTAGCAAGTTCTTTCATAGCTCTAGTCTGAGAATTTTGAGAGAATACTTTCTCAGCTTCACCATTCATAAAATCAGGAATAAATATCTGACGACTATTTTGTTTAATATCTTTAACTCTATTACCTGTTTCTGTATCATTATCCATCTTAGTTGGAATAGTTATAACATAACCAGTTTGATTACCTTGCATACCAAGAGAAACTTGGGTTTCTGGGTCAAACTTTCCACTAGCAATAGCAGCACGTACTAAATCTTGAATATTAGCTTTTTCATTACTACTATCTACTGTATGACGAACTGTAGTATGGTCATCAGTATTTTCTTCATCAGTAACATACATTTCATACTGAGTAAAATCAGCATTCATAAGACCATTAAGAATAGCTTCATTATTTTCTTTTACTAGAGCATTAGCTAATTCAGTATTAAGTCCACCAGTATTAAGAGCATCACTAATTTGTTTTCTACGAGCACTATTAAAAGGAATAATCATAGAACTAACAGTAGATAACCCACTTCCATCACCACTCATATCTTTTACGGGGCGGATAGTTTGATTGGCAGCAGCTACAATATTATTAGGCATTTCAAAATTATTATTACCTGTAGGATTAATATAATAGCCATCAGTATCAGTTATATCTATTCTACTTCTTCTATTAATCCAATTTTTATCTGCATCACCTATGCCTATAAGCTTACCTTTAGCATCAATACCAGCTACTTGAAATCTATAATTATTATCATAACCTTTAGTACTAAGTAAAGCGTTATATACTTTATTAAATAAAGGATTACGTTTACTAATATCAAGAACATATTGACCATCTTTTATTTTAACTTTAGCTCCTGATTTAATTAATGCATCTTTACTAAGTCTACTTCTTCTAAGCATATCTTCAAAAGCATCAGTTTTATATTCGTAGTCTTTAGCAAGCCAATCTAAACCTAATAGTCTTCTTTTCTCAGTTTGTCCACCAAATTTAATAGATAAACTTTCTGCTTCTTTAGAACCTTGACTACCTAATCTACGTTTAGCTTCAGAATAATCTTTACTAAAAATATTATCTGGAGCACGTCTATTACCATCAGCATCTGTACCATTATTAAGACCAGGAAGAATACCATTACTATTTACTGCATCGAGAAAACTAAAAGCTTTACGTTGATTTTCATCAGCTCTACTCATCATACCTTGTATTCTACGACCATCAGTTCTAAGTTTCTTTATAGCTTGGTTTACAAGAGACTGTTTAACTGGGTCACTAAAGTGAGCACGAGATAAATAATTAGCAGCACCAACATAATCTCCGTCACTTATAAATTGATTATATATTTTTTTACTAAGCATAATTTTATTATTTTAATTTAATACACCACCTTGAGAAAGTTGGTCTTGAAACCAAGAACTACCATTTTCAATACTACTTGTTACTTCACCAGGATTACTATAATATGTTCCACCTAATTTAGGAACTGGAGCAGTAATTTTACTAGTATTTGTACCAGAACTAAGAGCATATTTAGTACCATAAGTTAAACCTCTAGTTTCAGAACTACCTGAAGTATGACTAACAGTAATATTATCATAAGCCATATCTTTAGTAATAATACCTATCTTACTAAGCATATATTCTTTAACTTTAAGAGGTTGACCATTAGAATCATAAATATCGTTACTAAATGCATCAATATTATCTTGAATAGTTTTACGTTTTTCAGGGTCAGTAGTAGTATTAAGTTCGTCTTTAAGTTGATTAACTTTCCATTTAATATCATCATATTGCTGAATAAGAGCATTCATATTATCTCCATCAAGAGCAAAAAGCTTATTATAAACTTCATCAATCTTTTGTTTAGTTAAAGTTTCTCTTTGGTAACTAGAACCACTAGAAGTACTATAACCAGTTTTTACAGACTGAAGGCTTGTAGGAGTACTAGTACCACCATTACCTACACCTTGTTCATCAGATACACTATGTTGAGAAGTACTGTTAGTAGCACGTTTTACAGGAGCAGCAAGTTGACCAGCAAGAGTAACAAGTCTAGACATATCAACTTTCTTAACTGGGTCCCATCCAGCTTTCCAATCTGTACCTCCAACTATATTGCCGTTTTCATCACGAATATCTTCATAAGCATATTTATTTTGAGCAAGCCAACGTTCTTTAGTAAGTCCACTAATAACTCCACTATTAGCAAGAGACTCAACTTCACCTTTCTTCTTTTCATAAGCTTCATTAGCTCGAATACGTCCAATAACTTCAGGAGAAGAAGTAGCACTTCCGGCAAGTTCAGTAGCAACATCTAATGCTCTACTATAATCACCATATTGAGCAGCATCATTAATCTTTTGTTCAATACGTTTAGCATAATCGTATTTCCACTTATCTTCAGCAGCATTAAGTTTTAATTGACCAATAGCATTTGTAATAGCAGACTTTTGTTGAATTGCTTTATCAGAACGCTCATCAATTTTATTTAATGCTTGACTAAGAGCTTCAAGATTTGAACGAACTGGTATACGTTGAGGAACATAACCTTCTATAGTAATACCACTTTGATTGTTTTTATAAGTCATAATATTATTATTTAATTACTGATTACAAAAATAGTAAAACTTCTGATAGTAATAGTACTATCAGAAGTATTTATATAATATTAATTTATACCATATTTTTGTCTTTGTTTAGGAGACAATCTAGACAAATAGAAACGTTTAGTTCTATCTTCTGTAGTACTTCTATAAAGAGCAGCTATAACGTCAGGAGATAAATCAAAATCCATTTCCATAAGTCTAGTAGGAGTAGCATCTTTGCTAGAAGCAATCATTGCACGTCTAGATTGGTCATCTTCATAAGCAGTTCTACCAGCAGTCCAGAAATTAGTCCAAGCTTGAGACAATCCACTAAGACCAACATTAAGAGCATTACCTTTAGCTTGATTAGCTTCATTCTTAATTTTAGCAATCTCACTTTGACGAGCAAGTTCATTCTGTACATTTTGTGCTGCAACAGTTTGTTGATTCTTAGCATCTTCTGTAAGCATCTTGTTCTCTTCATTCTCTTTAGTAGCCCAAAGTTTACTAAGATTAGAAAGAGCATCAAGATTAATAGCACTACTTCTATTAAGAGCAGCTACAGAACTTGAAGTATTATTAAAAGTTTGTCCAGTAAGTCTATCTCTATAACGTTTAACCTCTTCTATTTCAGGATTGACATTATAAGTTGTAGGCAATTTACTAGCTTGAATAATAGGTGTTCTATCAGGAAGAACATATTTACCAGCAGTATTATAATTTACAAGACCTGTACTTAATGCAGCAAGAGTATCAATACCTAATCCTAAATAATCTCCACCACTAAATATAGTACGACTACGATTATGTCTTTGTGGAATATAAGGAGTTTCATTAGCAGGATGATTAATGATATTCATTGCATCATTATTTGGTTTCATAAAAGTAGGCTTAATTCTTTTAGCTGTAACTGTTACTTCACCGTTGCCTAAAACATTACCACCATTATAATCAGAATTATAATCTGGAGCATCATAAATAGAAGTATAACGTTTATTGTAAGGAACAAATATACCAATAGCAGCTTTAGGTCTCATACCTTTTACGGAGCGGCTACAACTACCTAACAAACTCTTCTTTTTAAGACTAGGATATTTACTATATACTTTACTTCTAACATCAGTTCTTCCATGAAGACCAGCAAGTCTTAAAGCATCAACAGCGTCAGCTTTAGTTGGAATAGGATAACTTCTACCACCACCTGCAAAATCTTTAGATGATACAGAAGGATATGGATGTTTAGAAGAACCTCTATCTTTAGAAGTTAAACCTCCATTTCTAAATATAATTCTTCCTCCTAATCTTAAATGACGCAAACGATTATATTTATTCATAATACGAGTAGAATCAGCATCAGTATAATATTTTCTATTATATAAATGTACAGGTTTTCCTATACCATATCTTTCTCCAATATCACCATTTTCAATAGGAGTTCCTTCAAAAGGATTTAAAGCAGTTTTAATTTTTTGGTCTGGACTAATTACAACATTGCCTAAACTATCTTTTTTATTATATCCAAAAGGGTCTAATTTATTATATAAAGTACGTCTTATTTTATTTATGTCGTAATTGTTAGGCTCTAATACATTCTTATCTACCCAATTATCAAGTTTTTTATAAAGATAATCTTTAGCAATTTGTTTAATACTAGAATAAGGAGAATAAGAATTTATGTTTCTTTTACCAGCTTCTTTCCAATGATTTGCTTTACCAGTAATAACTACATCTTCACCATTTGTAGCAGAAGTATTATAATTTTTACCAGTTAAAGTATCTGTAAAAGTACCATCTTCATTAATATGAATACGTTTATAAGGAACTTCTGTACCACGTCTTGCTTTACTTCCATCATCTTTAAGACCATTTCTTTTCTTAAAAGCTTGTTGTTGACTAAATACTTTATCTTTATTATAACCTCTAAGAATAGCTTGAGCAGGACTCATACCATTATCAAGAATAGGTTGAGCACTAAAGATTCTTAGAGCACCATTCTTCTTCTGAGCAACTTCACCACCTTCAGCTTCAACTTCATTACCACCAACATTGATACCAATACCTGTTTGACCAGTCTCATTCACATCTTCGTGAGAGCCGCCCCGTAAAAGGTATGTGTTGCTTCCTATCTTAGTAGCATCTCCACCATCAGTAATATAAATACCTTTAGCTCCTAATGTTTTACCAAGTCTAGCAGCAGTTCTAAATTGTCTAAGATAATCTTCTTGATAATCTTGACTATTATTAAGAGCAGTAGTCATATTAGCAGCTTCTTGAGTTGTATTCTGCCAATCTTGAATACTCTTTTGACGACGCATTTCTCTTTTCTGAGCAGCAGCACCAAATAAAGAACCTGCTATACTAGTAGCAGCACCAATAGCTGCACCAATCCAACATTTCTTTCTACCACCTAATCTCATAGTAGGAGTTTTAGTTGGGTCAGGAGGAATAATAGTATTACTAGTAACAAGTCCACTAATTGGATCTTTAGTAGGAACTTGAATAGTAGGAAGATTCTCAACAGAAGTATTATTAGTAACTTCTGTGTTAGTCTCTTTAACAGCCGGTTTAGTATTGCTCTTTGAAACTTGGGTTTTACTTATAGCAGAATCTGCTACAGAACCTGCAACACTTAAAGCAGGAGCAATAAATGTAGTAAAAATACTACCGAAGTCAGCTTTAGGTCTACCACCACAACGAAGACTTCTTCTTTTAATTTTTACAGTCATAATTTAATACTTTGAATAATTAATATTTAAATCCTCAAATCTAAAAGGAACATTATCTATATTTCTAAAGATAAATCTAACAACGAAATAACGACCATAAACTAGATTACGTTCATCACTTGGATTATTAAGCATAGTTTGAATCTTAGTTTCTTGTGTAGGAGTAAGATTATTAATATCCAAGTTATAACGTTTACATATCTCTTCTTTAGTAAGTTTACTACTAATATAATTCCTTATATAATTAAAGTTCCAAATACCTTTATCATAATAAGGAACTTTGTAATCTGGAGTTCTATCTCTAGTTACAGTATCATCATTAATCATCTTATGTCCTGAAATATCTAAGTCACCTGTATCATTACTATCAGTATAAATACGAAGTTTATCACCACTATAATGTTCTATATCTCCATAAGTTCCATTGCCCATAAGTGGTTCAGCCATTCTAGTAACTTGATTACTAAAATAAGCATACTCTTTATTAAGTATATAACTAATAGAATTAATACATTTAGGAATATTGTAATTTTCATTTACGATAACATCAAATATAGCAGGATGAACAGTTCTAGTTTCTTCAGTACCATCTTCCTTTTGTATAGTAAGATTTGTACTCATAGCTGGAAAACCATAAGCATGGTCATCAAGTCCAGCATAATCTCCAGTTTTACCATAGAATCCTAAAGGAGTATTTTTATGGAAACAATAAAGAAAAGAACTAGTTGTTACAGCATAATAAAAATAACAATGATTTTTAGTATTTACACCTAAGTTAAATTTATAATCATGAATACTAACAAACTTCTTACTAATCATATTAAAAGATAAAGTAATATAACCAGGTTGATTATGCTCTCTATCTCCAACATCTTCACTATAATAAGCAAGACACATAATTACACGAGCGTTAGCAAAATCTGTAACCATGTGAGCATCGGCTATTTGAACATTGTTTATCCAATTAAGAATATCACTAGTTAAATCAGTAAGATGATTGTTATCGAAATTATATATTCTTTTATTGTCTGCATCTACAAACCAATAACCATTACTATTAACAGTCCAAGCTTGAGGATGTTGAAGTCCACCATAACCATGATTACTAGTAAATAGTTCAATAGGTTCTACTTCAAACAAATCTGGCATTTTTAATTGCGCTGTGTCGCCCGATGTCTTGAGGAGGTTATCTCTATTAAGGTAAAACAAAGAATGCTCCGTGTGGACGAAAAATGCAGTGCCTACGCCAATGATATTTGTAATGTTGCCTTTGTTCTTGGAAAGCACTTTATAGTTGTTTGCTCTAAAGTGTCTCCATGAGTTAGCAAGACTTTCATCACCAATTACATCACTACGACGAATAGTAGCACGTTTATAAGAATCATAATTAAGATTATCTTTATAATTAGTATAAAGTTTATAATTACTTTCTATATACGTATCTTTTAATTCTATAAGGTCTGTAGCATTTAAAGGTTGAACTATAAAGTTAACACTACGTTGATGACTACCAGAACCACTTTCATCATCACCTAAAACACCAACTAAATAATTAGGTTCTTTCTTTATAGAAATAGCATTAGTATTAACTCTACTAAACTTACTATAATTTACAATCTTAGCATATTCTGTAGTAGAACTTGTCCAATCTCTATTTATAGAATTATTATCTTGCACATCATATACTTTACCAGTATCTGATATATATACTCTACGTTGATAAACTAAAGTCTTATCATTTACATAAAATGCAGGATAATTAAAATCATAATCGTGAACATAATTATTAGGAAAATTATCAGAATCATTACTGTCAGCATAACTATAAGTTTTGACATCAGCATGTTTATAACATACAGGACCAAAACTAATAAGCTCTTTATCTTTCTTACAATATATGTTACGATTAAAGATTATAACATTTCCAACTTCACCAATATCAGGAGTTATTTTACCGTTACTATCTTTTAAATTAAGAACTATACCTCCATCCATTCCAGCAGTATTCATAGTATTACTAAGACTATCACTATCTACAGCATTACTAGCTACTATACTAGAATTATTAATATAAGCTGGATTAGTACTAGGAAGTATATAACCATTACTTGTTATTTTATATTCAGGTACATATATAGAACCATTATAATTAACTTTACCTGTTTCTACTTCGCTAGCTTTAAAAAGACTTGCATTTACTCCATTCTTAGCACAATAAGCTTGATAATTATTAGTTACTTCTGGTTTTTCGTAACTAAAGAAGAAACCAATATAATCATCAGGTATTTCAATATTAGTAAAACCTACTTTAATTCTATATAAAGTATTATCGTTAGCACTATCAAAACTATGACTTGAACCAGTTTTAAATAAAAGGTCATTATTATAGTTTTTATAATAGCCAAAATTAGCAGCTTTACGAATAGTTGTATTAGAAGGAGAAGATGCAGTACTTACAACTTCATAAGCATATTTATCTTTAAGAGCTTCGATACTAAGTAAATTAGTAAAATCTCTATCGTTACCAGAAGTACTACTACTAGTTCGTTCTTTTAACGATGTTAAACTGCTAAGTTGAACATCTATTGTAGAACTTCCAGTCATAGTAACAGTATTCAAAATTGTAGTTGGAAGAATATCATTACTAAGCTGATAACCATTAGTATAAGTACCATCTTTACGAACATAATGAATAAAGAAATTATATACACTATTAGGCATTAAAGTTCTAACAGCATCATCTACTAATACAGTAGTAGTATATACTCTAGTATTACTAGCTTTACTCATTCTAAATCTATTTGGTCTATAAGATGCAGCAGGCACCCAAGTACCTAATTTACTAACTATACCACTAGTAGCAGTATTAAGTTTTAAACCTGTATGTTTATGGTCAGTACCACCACCTTTACCAAGACTATCATATAATCTACTAGACTTACCGTTTACAGGAATAGTTATAATATCGAAAGTTCCATCATCCTTAACACCAAAAGCTATACCAGAACAAGGAAATACATGCTTACCTTCATAACCACCAAGAGCAAGATTATCAAAGTTACTAACATCTTCATTATCACTAGCTACATAACAAAGATAACGTTTAAGTTCATTATAATCTCTAGCATTTAAAACAATATGATATGTAACTTTAGTTCCATCTATATCTACAATAGTATTAGCAGAAGGTTTTGGTACTTCTACAATAGCAGCAAATATAGCATTAGTTGACCAACTAAAAGTATATATTTCATATTCTTTAGTTGTAGTAGTAGTTGCATTTGTTTTAGAACAAGGTTCATAAATCATCTTTGCTCTAATCTTTGCAGCATAGTTTTTAAGATTTACATTATAATCACTTTCATCATAATTTGCAATATAAAGACGATTCTCATAGTTACAAAGAGAAGCAACATTAAACAAATTAAAACTATTACTAGTAAATTCATCTATTGAAGTTTCTTCAAAGTTACTAGCATCAAATATAAATTCACGAACATCAAAACTAAACTTTCTCCAAATACGAGGTAAAGCAGTATTTTCGTGTTTAAGTATATAACCTATTTGATAAGCTTTATAATTATAATTATCATCAAAGTTAATATTAAACTTTAGATTATAATTACAATCTTTCTTATCATTGTTGTATGAACCTACACAACGAGTTGTAGCAAGATTAGTACCACTCTTTACATCATAAACGTGATTTATAATTACTTTATCTTCTAGATTTATAGCATGATAACTACCACCAATAGGAAACCAATTAGTATAATAGTTACTATCTATTTCATAACGAATGAAGAATTGATAAATACCATTTGGCATATTAATTCCAGGAACTTTATCTTTAAGACTAAGATTAGCTACTGGAATATTAGCACAAATAGAATATAGTTCAGGATTATCTTCTTTTGTACAACGAGAAAGATTAATAGTTTTAAGAGGAATATTATTTTTTACAACTTCTTCATAAATACCATCATCGTCTTTACTATTGTGAGTAATAATTTTAGTAGCATCATATTCACCAATAGCAACAATAAGTTCATTATTTACATTATAAGTATATGTACCTACAATCTTTCCACCACTATAATTCCAAGCACTATATATTTCTGTTAAATCTAAAAGATCAGTAACTTCATTTTCTACACAACGATAAATGTGAGAACTATGTTCACCGGTATCAGCTTCAAGGTAACTAAGTATTACAATCTCTTTCATACAAGGAATTATACCTACTATTTTACCTTCAACTGGAGTACTAAAAGCATAAGTTAATCCTTCTTCATTCGTAATATATGAATTATCAGGACTAACTTTAATATTCTTAGCAAACACCAAACTTCCATTAGGAACAACGTTTGGAGTTTTATTCAAATTGAGTTCTTTTACTATATTCATAATTATTATCTTCTTGGGTCAAATGTTGAGTTGTAGAAGAAGTTTCTCCAACCATCAGCATTATATAAATCATTACGAACAGAAGCAATAGCTTTACTCTTTAATTCTTTCCATTGAATATAAGGATTAGTAACAGGACTACTACTTTTTAAATCATATACTGGATGATGACTACCACGACTAAGATATTTATATAGAATATAAAAACTTATAGCTTCTAATAGAATACCATTATCATAAACCATTGGAACTTCACAATCATAATAATCATCGTGATAAGTCATAGGTTCAAAACTTTGAACATTTATCCAATCAGTATCAAAGTTAAGTTCAATATGACCGTTATTAGTTATTACAAAGTTTCGACTATCATCAGCTCTTCTAATAGTTGCAACCCTCATAAAATTACGACCAGTTTTATTGATATCATCTATAACAGCAATTTCAGGACTAGGTTCTACATTAGTTTTAGAACCAAATCCTGAATTACAACAACTATTATTAGCTTCAAGTTGTTTTATTTCACAACCATAATCATCAAATACTTTAATGTCAGTAGCATTTAACTGACAAGGAAATATACCTATACGATTAACTATTTGAAGTCTTCTAGTTTTCTTAGCCATAGGAAGACATTTCATTTGACTAAGTGCATCAATTATCCAAGCAGCAGCACGAGGAATCCAATCACTTTCACTAAGATTAAAGTCATTATCAACTTTACCAATGATGCGCTTCATATCCACATTTTGTTTGATTTTCATTTCTAACAAATTTAGTATACATTAATTTATCTACTTGTAAACACAGAGTTAGTTTAATCTTTAGAGATACAGGTAAATGACATATCTTTTCTTTGTCACCACCAGTAAGTTTAATTAAACCTTCATTAGTATATTGTCTGACTTTTACAGAACGATAATCAATCATGCTTAGTTTATAACCATAAGCTCTATGAAGAGTACAATTACAAAGAGCAAGTTCATACCAACTTTCATCAGCTTTATAAATTCTAGGGTCAACTGCATCATATTCTAAGCCATTAACTTTAGCAAATTCAGCTTCTTCTCTATTCCAAATTCTAATGCCTTTAGCTTCAAGTTCTTTCTTATATTTATTAGTTGCAACAAAGTCACAAATTTTACAACCAGTATTAAGAACTCTATTAATGCAAACATAACCTAGTTTACCTTCTAGACGATAGCCATGAGCTTTAAGAATAAGAACATCATGTACTTTATTATAAAATATACCAATTATATTTCTATACTCAGCATAACTTAGAGCAATACATTTCTCATAAAGTTTAATCTTTTGTTCTAGTTCACTCATCTTTCGTAAATCAACAGCATAAGCAACAAGTCTAAAACATAGATGTTTATGTTCAAGGTCATTACGTTTATCTTCATACATACCTTTTGCAGCATTTTCAAGACGACCATTTATATACTTGTTCTGTTGAAACTCTGGATAATCAATTACAGGAAGAGCAAAACTATCAACATAAGGAACAATCTTAGAACGTTTTTCAACTATGTTACCAGCTAGTTCGTCATAAGAAAGTCTAGCTCTTTCAAGTTCTAGAGTAAAAGCATCTTTCATATCTTGATGATACTTACTCATATTTATTGGATTAAGTCTTACAGCAGTCATACACTAATTATATTTTATAGTATTAGGAACTTCATCTGTTTCTTGATGTTGATTTAATAGTTCCCTTTTATATATTATTTCTTTAATTTGACCAATCATATCTTCACTAAGTAACCACTCATTGTCATCATAAAGATGATTCTCAACAGTAAGGTCTCCATTAATATCTAGAATTTGATTAGGATGTTCAAAAGCAGATTCAATAACAATAGCATCTACTGGAACAATTCTATCTTTACTAGCTGGAAATAAATAAAGATATTCGTTAATATAGTCATAACTAATAGCACCACAAAGTCCAGGAACACTTCCTTTAAATCTAGCAGTAGTTTCTTTAATATAAGGAAACTCTCTATTAGTTTTATATCCTACAGAACTAACTCTATCAAAAGGAAGATTATTAGTAAGTCTAATAGGTCTTGGAACTTTATCTAGAGTTCTTTTAATTTTATCGAGTGGAACTCCTTCATAATCTTCAGGTAGTTCTACATCACCATCATTAACTGTAATAAGTGAAACTTTAAAACGTTGAGTATGAATCTTATCAACATAAGCATGATTTTCATAACTTCTACGTATAAGTTCATTACGAGTATGAATTATAGCATTACGAACTCTTTCACGTAGAGTATGATTATTAGGCTGACCTACACCATGTAAAATTTCACTAGTAAGTTGAGCAAGAGAAGCCATATCAGTAGTAGTTAAATTATTAATATGAAAGCCGCCCCGTAAAAGGTATGATTAATAGAAGTTCTACCAATTACATCTTCTACGGGGCGGGTTTAATGTTTTACTTATCTTCTTTATTATCTGCTTTAGTAGTATCTTCAAATAAGAAATCAATAAGTTCAATAACACCAATATTAAAATCAGTACCAATAAGAGCTTTAATTAAATCATCCTCTTTAATAGTAGTATGTTCTACTTCTACTTCTTTATTATCAAGGTCTTTAATAAAAGCATTAAGTTTATTTTGAGCATTAGAATAATACTCAGTTACTTTAGCACGATTTTCATTATCAGTGCGAGTAAAAGTATATTTACCAGCAGCTTCATCAGTTTCTTTCTTTTGAAGTTCAGCAAGAAGCTTAGACATCTCTTCATCATTATCACCTTTAAGAGATTCTTTAGAATCTTTAATAGCTTCTTCATAAGAAGTTGCAATAGGCTTTAATACTTTTACATTCTTCCAAATAGCAATAGCTACTTCAGCAGGAAGTTCTTTAGTCTTAATTTGCTTGAGTACATTATATGCACTAACAGCATTACTTTGTTTTACTTTAATCATAATAACTTTATTATTTTATGTTTAATTTATAGTGCAAATATATTAATATTATTATTATTTGCTTATACTATATCTATACATATAATATATTTTAATAATTATATAAGTAGTATTAGCTTCCCCATGTAGGATAATTACTAGGATATAATGTGTCTGCTTTCTCGGTAAGAACATAAGCTACAAATACATTTCCTGTATATTTGTTATATTAAGAATATCTACTTCTTAATGCATAATATAAGTACCTCCTGGAGGAACTTGTTTCCATTCACCATCTATATTAATTTCAAAAGATAATTGACACATTTGTCCATAATAACCTCCTTCATAAACATTATCAAATCTTATATATACATCAACATAATCTGTTCTATCACCTTTAGGGACAGTTACAGAATATGTGCCTTGACCAGAGCTATTAGACATATAACCTCTTCCGTATGTAATCTTATTATTACCATATCCACAAACACTTCTAAATGTACCATCCTTAATTGTAAATGTAGCATCAGGAAGTTTATGTATTCTTGCTATACAAATACAAGTACCGCCAACTAATTCTCTCAATTCTGAGAAATAAACAAAATCACTAGAACCACTTTTAATACGTTCCATATTAATTTGTCTAGGATAATAGATAAAATAAATACTACCTGGAGGACTTATAAAAATTATTTTTGAATTATCGTATAAATATCCGTTACGAACATCAGCTAAAAAAGGTACAATATTAATTTTTTTATCACCAGTTATATCAAAAGTTATTTCTTTACTAACATATACAAAATCTGTTGGTTTTTTACAATTACCAACATAATAATTTTTATAAATCGTATCGTTAACATTATATGGTGATTCATAACGAATTTGAACCCAAAGAGACCAAGCTAAAGATAAATCAGGTATTATATCATCCATAGTAAGATTTGTATTAGTACCTACATTTGCATTCATATATAATACACAATTAAGTTTAGGAGTTGAAGAATAATAAATTTCAACACCAGTTAATATAGGAAGAGAAGTCAGAAATATATTACTTTTAGCTTTACTATCATAGTTTCTAAAATCACTTAATCTATAAGGAGAATTAGCACCACCTTTTGGAAAATGTTTTCCTGATACACTTGTAGTTATATTATCATGAATACCGCCATTAGCACCGTATACATTATCCACATAAAAAAATTCACAAGCGTTAATTGCAAAACCTTCTCCTCCATAATTATAACGTAAGTTCTTATAAGTGTCCATAGGTATATTCATACCACAACGAACAACACAAGTATATCTACTATATGAAGAATTTACTATTTCCTCAGAGTCTTCTCTAATAGGATATTCTTTAAATTCACCTTTACAACTAATAGGTTTATACTTACTCCATATATTTATATTTTCACTCTTACAAAGAGTAGCAAGGTCATTGCTACTCTCTCCAAGAGCTCGTTTAACATCATCAATGCTAACAGGAGCACTAATAATTCCAGTTTCACTATTGTAAGACATAATCTTTATTTTTTAGATATTCAACTTTAGTTTCTAATTCTGTTACAACTTCTTTAGTAACAACTCGCTCTACTGTTACATTGAACACTTTCGCAAGCTATAATATAAAGCGTTCCATACGCTTAATCTTTAGAACTTAGAACACTAGGCAAGGCAGCTCTATAAGAGCCACCCTGCGTTAATACTTACTCTGCTGCCTCGCTTGCCATATTAGCGGCGATAGCGGAATTGACCTCCTTAATCAATGCTGATACCTCACTGAGCTTGCTCTGCGGAACACCGCTGATGTTGTAGGTCAGCTCGCTGCCGTTGGAGCTTGCGTTCGCATTGCCGAGATAATTACCATTGGTATCTGCGTAGATACTCATATTGATGCTCTCGATGTTGCCACCCGTCTTGTCAACATTGTAGGTGATTTCTACTCGATAGCCGCCCTTGGTATAAGTGGCAGTTGTCTGTTCACTCTTCTTGTTAATCTTTAAATTCTCCATTTTCTTAACTAATTTAATAAATTAATATTCTTGTTATCTAATCTCTTCTTGTTGCAGTCTTCCTTATCTCCACTCAATCGCAGAACCTCTGATTCAAGGAAGACCACCCGAGCCTTCAACCTGCTGACCTCATCGCCCACCTGCTCGATAGCACCGAATGCCGTTGCAATCAGCTTCGGAGACCAATAGTTAATCTTGTAGTAGCCCTTCTCGTCCGTCTCCACGATGTCCTTTAAGTGAGGGTTGCACAAGACGTGCTGGGCAATCCAACCGATAGACCTTGTGTTGTCCTTCTTCCAAGCAAAGCTGAACGTGCCACCCATCGCCTTGATGATACCCAAGTAGTCCAGCTTCCGCAAATCCTGCTTCAAGCGGATGTCAGAAGATTGATAAGCTGTAACTCCACCGCTAGTATATAAGTTTGCAACTTCAT